AGCCATTGCCTCTTGCCCTTTCTACAGCAGCTTTTACAGTGGCATTATCATTGGCATTAGCCCAACGAGAGACTTTGTTGATTACAGTCCCTGAAGAGACAGCATCAGAGTGCCCTCTTAACTTAAGGGCAGATAATGCACTTTTCTGATCAAAAACTGGGAACTTTCCTGTACTACCTACTCCATGTTGAGCCCTGGCTTCTGCAGTTGGATTCCCACTTTCGGTCCTTCCTGCAATTCTTCCCATTATTTTGATTCCTCTACCAATTCAGCTAGAGTCCGAAGAGCTAGAACCAGAGCTTCCTTATCTTTAATGGTTCCAAAGATTAAACCAAGAGTGATCATGGTTGCTAGACTTCCTAATTGTTTCCGCATTTCAGATGTAACTTTCATAGTTGCCCTCTTGCTTTCCAGCGTTTAAGTTGAAGATTTTCGACAGCGCTCTTACACCTTTCACTCAAGACAAAAGTAACACCTTTCTGCTTCATCAGATCCATACAGTCTGTCAGGACCCTCTCCAGAATGCAGATCAATCTTTCATCCGTATAATCAAATGCAATCTTATCGTACTTGCCAGCCTCTACAATTATCTTTCTAATACTATCAGCGATCTCATAATCGCTTCTATCATTATCATCGATTGATACAACATCTTCAATGACTGGCATACAGGATTGGGGAAGGAGTAACTTTTCCTTGGGTTCCTCCTTTGTCTTTGTAGGATCAAAACCAGCATTGTATGCTTCTTCTACCGTCTTCTTAAGCTTGTCAGTGAGCTTAACTCTAACGGTTGCATCGGGAGTATTAATTTCGACCCATTCGGATTTTGCCATCACTGTTTATACGAAGGATACTGAGCTTGAGGAATAGATGATTGACCTTGACCTTGCTGATTGGAGCAACCTGGCTTAATGCGAACCACTACATCTCTTCCAGCCATCCGACTCCCCCCACCTCCAATCTCAATTGTAATCTCAGAATTCGAGTTGATTGGCTCTATCTCCTCTCGATCTTGCATTTGTTCCATTTCTTCGTCATCCGGGTAGGGGTTGCCACCCATCGGATTCTGATTGAGATGAGGCATAGGTGGGGTTTCGCGAGGGATAGGCATCTGCATTCCGTAATTCATGAAAGCTGCATCATTAGCAGCCATCTGATTGTTGGGAACCCAACCTCTTGGTGTATATGGTAGCATTTCACTTCCTCCATTTCTTCATTTCTATCTCATGAATCGTGTTGTCAATGGTTCTTTCTGCGACATGCATTTTAGTTTCTGCTTCATTAATTCCAACTTCTAATGTTGTCCAGCCTTTATGCTGAGTTATTGTCAGCTCAGTAATGCTATTGCAGGTTTCACACTTGAAGAAGATACTAATTTTTTCGTGTACTTTTTTGGCTTTTACCTTGTACTGATGAAGCATGTATTCGCCGCAATCAGCACATGCCAACTCTTGATCATCTGACAATATCATTTTCTACCTACCTTGCAGAGTCTAGATTAGGTCTTCCTGCCATACCAGTTAGACCATATACTGCTGCATCTACTGTATCATCTCGACGAACAAAACCGAAGTTTAGCAGCTCTTTTTTGAGAACCTTAAAGCCTGGACAGTACTTATTAATAATGACCTTTTTCTTCTGAAGTATACCTGTTATTCCTCGCAACCTTTGAAGTTTGTCGCCTTTAGGTATGACAGTCAGAACACTCAGATTAAAGATGTTCAAATCATTCTGGATGTAGCTTTGATAGTCAGATTTGAATGAGATTTGATAACTCTGGCCTTCGGCATAGATATTGACATATAGGCCAGTCGGATAGACTTTAGGTAATCCTAATTCAGAATCCAGATCCCAAGTTAACTTACCTGATCTATCTACAAAATAGGGAGTATCAGTTTCAATAATTCCATGATCGAGGAGAAGACCAAGAAGGACATTACACTTATCCAGGTTGCCAGTCCACTTACCCCTGCGAATATCAACGAGATAATAAATGTCATCCTTCTTACCCATTAGGATGAAGACAGTATAATCAGACTGCTCTTTCTTACTAGCACTAAAATCGGTGCCAACTACTAGAGAGTCCATCTCTTCAACTGGAGGGACTATATCTTCAATCCACCACTCAGGAGCAACAATGCCAAAGTCATCTTTAGGAATATTGTTTTGATATTGAAGTTCAAAAGCTGCAGGATCATCATCACGCAAACCCTGTAGAAATCCAAGTGAAGCTTGAGATGGCCAATAGGATTCTTCTTCTCCGTCTTCGTTTTCTACAATTGCCGCTTCTTCAATAACATGCCAATTCCTTTCTTCTGTAAAGGTTGTGGCATAAATATCATCCCCTCCCATCCTAGTACCCAAGCAAATAGCTCGGGCACCTTCATACATCGTGGGACGAATGGCATTACTCCAGTTAGAAGCCATTTTCTCTCGGATGCTAGGATTGAAGATTTGATCTGGAGATTTGATCAAGTCATCCAAGCAAACTAAGTTAGCTCGTTTACTGACAACTGTTCCCTTCAAGCCAGCACATGCTAATGTATAGGGCTCACCAGTCAATGTTAGCCCTGCCAAGTTCTTATCGATGTCCCATAGAGAGGTTCCCCACTTAGATCCTTTTCTAACCCAGGGAAATACTTCTTGATAACGACCTTCCTCAATGATTGCCTGAATTTGTTCTGACTTTAGTAGGGCTACATCTATGGAATAAGAGACGTACATTATCTTTAGTGGAATGCGCACTTCAGGAGCTAGATGAATACCTAACTGATAAGCAATCCACTCAACTAAGAAGCTACTTTTTGCGCTATTTCGAGGACTGAGAATTAGAGTATCTGGTCCACCTATTCCATATAAACATTCAGAATCAATTCCCGTATTGAGAACTGAAATCCATCCCTGGTGATGTGGTGGGGATTCATGACCGCAAACATACTGTCTAAAAATCTCAAAGTTACTTCTAGCTGCAATAGCCTTATCAGAAGCATTTGAGATAGCTTCTCGATTATTTGCGGCTGTTTTAGCCTCAAACATAGCAACGCGAGAAGCACGGATAACCATTAGTAAGACCTAATAAAGAAGTGATTTATTTATTCTACTTCGTAATAATTTGTGGTGTGTAGAATAGGCTGCTTGAGTGATCTGCTAGATTGATTGATGTGTAGCCATGATGTTGATATAAGTATTCAACTATCATCTTAGCTATTACACCAGGATCATAAGTTGGGAGAGCGTAAAGGGCATAAACAACAGAAGGAGTCTCTAGTAGATCCCTAGTTAATAATTGAGGGGTTGAAGCGGGACAAGAAGTAAAAAGACCAACTGGTACAATTTGAAAGATGAAAATTCCTGGGTGGTCCTCTTGAAGCTTAATTAAATCCCAGAGTATTTCTCGACTAGGCATCCTACAAAAGAAGATGTGACAACCTCCAGGATTGATTACTATTGTTACCTGAGCTTTTGCGGGAATAGTAATGCGGGTTGATTTGGCAAGGTAATCACTTGGAGTCTCCATTAGTAAAGCCTGTATGAATGGGTAAATTCTTAACTTGGTAGCTTCACTAGTGGCTAACTACTTTTTGAGTTGCATTCTTAGTTTCTTCTTTAAGCTGAAGAATAGCTCCCTCCGCTAACTTGCGGATATAGGGTTCTTCAGGATGGTTTTTAGCACTCGCTAGCATAATCTCAATTGCTCTAACGGCTCCCTGCATGGTTGCACTTTCAAAGTCTAACTGCCAGTTAGTACCATGCACCAAGGCTGCAACAGCTCTCATTTCTCTTGAGATAGCTGGCAAACTTAAGATGGCTTGATTCAAGGAGATTGCATCAGATTCTTCATCGATAACTCGATAATATTCTGCTGCAACCTTATGCAAGTTGGCTAACAACTTATTACAAACAAGTAGTGAATCAATACCACTTGCTTCTGAGTTTTCTTGATTGATTTCAGCAGCTTCTAATCCTGGAGCAACATTCCTAGTTCTCCAATGGTAGACAGTGCTGACATGACAGTTAACTCCACGCTCGATAAGATAAGCATGGAGAGCAGAGACAGAGTGGTAGTTTTGTTTACAATGAACTGCCCACTCGTCACGCTCGGCTTCTGTTATTCCAGCAAGCCATTGATCGATGATACTTCTCGACATGTTCAGTTAACCTACCGACTATTTAGCTCCAACTGGCGTTCTGGGTGCCATCTTATTCTTGTCTTGCTCATTCCAAAGTTTGGTTGCAGCTTCAGATTGTTTTGCCCGCTCTCTACTATTAGCCGCTTCCATTGCTTGCCTGCGAGTTTCCCACTCTTCCATCCTCATTTGTTTGGCGCGATCTGCGTCTTGGTAGAGATTACCACCACCACTACCACTATTAGATGACTGGTCAAAGCCCCACTGCTTGCCCATCACCTTATCCATATTGTTCATCTGCCATCGAGCTTGAGCACTAGCCAAGCTTGCAGCATCACGCTTCGCTTGATTCTCTTCACGAGATAGCCCAAAATCATATCCAACTGAAATACTACCCATTGTTTACTACCTCTTTTTTGCTTGTGTATTTCTGGAATTAGTTAGCCTCTAGTTGCAGGCAGGAATGCTGCCAATCTTCGAGTATAAGAGTCGTCCCTTTCGATAGCAAGCTGTTGTTGCCGGAATGCATTTTCCATACCCATTCCTATATTGGCTGAGAAGTTAGGAGTATTCTGTGCTCGGGTCTGCATGTAGGCTATCTTCTCTCGCGATTCATTATCCAGTTCCGCAAGCCTTTCTTGTGCCGTTTTATGGGCCACTACACGCATTTTCTTTACACCAGGATTACCTAACAGGCCAGCGTCTTCCGTTGACTCTGCCAGCATGTATCCTTCTGGAATATGACGAGAACTTCCACCACCAACCCTCTCTCGACTCAAATCAGCACCGGCTTTATTGCCCTGGTTTTGCTGACTCCAAGCCATCTGTGCCATCTCTCTTTGGAAGTTCTGATCACTTCTTTGTGATGCTTCACTAGCTGAGATCCTTGCTTGCTGTGAGCTCTGATCTGCTGCGATGGTTTTATCCATCTTTTGCATGTCACGTTGAAATTCATCCTGCTTATCCCACTGGTTAAGCTGGTCAACTGCAGCTGTAGTATGCAAGGGATCTCTAAATACTGATCCCGGCGCTGTTGCTGTAGTTGAGATAGTAGGATCATTTGCTCGACTGGCACCGACCCTACCTTGAGCAGCAGGAACAGCAGTTGAACGAACAGAAGTACTTGCGGTAGAGCCACCTGATCCCCCACTTCCTTTCGCTGCCATAATTAATTACTTCCTTTTAACTGCAGGTAATAGTTGAGCTTTGGGTGCAGCGGCAGGAGCTATATAACGATTAACCCCATAGCTAGCAGGACCCACAGAGGTAGCGTTAGGCTGCTTACCCCACTTATAACGCTCACCAGGATCTCTAAGTTGTTTTGTGCGTTCTATTTCTTGAGTGTAATCCTGGTTTCTTCCTTGAGCGTAGTTATTATAGATGTCCTCAACAGAAGAAGTTCCCATAGCTTTCTCTGTTCCTACAACTTTTTCTAGTTGAGAATTAGAAAGCACTCCTCCCTGTTGAACGTAAATTTGTCTCATTCCTTCTTGATTGATATTCTTTGCGGGACCATACTTTTCATTGTATTGTTCATACAATTTTGTATCCCGAATAGTTTCTGGAGTTGGACGCATATCAATATAGCCAGAACCCCCATTACTGAATTGAAGAACTGCATCTGTTTGACCGTCTCTTGCTCTGTCAATAGCTTTCAAGGCAGATGCAGGATTGCTAAAGTCTGCAATATTATTAGATCTTGAATTATAAGTGTAGCCATCTTTTGTTTGATGGCTATACGGTTTATTGGGATCATTTGGCCGATCTTGATGATTTCCATATTCCACTTTATTCTGTCCAGCAATACGACCAACCTTTCTTATCCAGGGCTGGCTAGCATCATTTGTAAAGATAAAGTTTTTATCATCTGGAACTTCCTCACCAAGAAGCCGCTTCATCCGACTTAGACGATCATCTTGTGGTCCAGTAGGCCAATTAACCTGCCCATAGAAGCTCATTTGACTTTCTCCAGTTATCTATTCAATCCTACATTGATCAGGTTCTAGCACTACGAAGACCACTCATGGTGTGTCCAAGTGTATTGACTTGAGCCTGAAGTTGATCTCTAATCCTTGCAGTTTTCTGCTCTTCTAATGCAGCAGTTAGTTGTCTACCAGTTGTAAGATCAGCTTGGTCGTAATTCCATCGACCAGTAACATTGGCTTCCTTAATCCGATAGTCACCTGCAACTTTAGTATTCTGAATTTGCAAGTTACCTGCAACTTTGGTATTTTCAATTTGCAAGCCACCTGCAAGTTGTGTGTTCTTTCGATCTTCTGCTCCCTGGATTGGAATATTTAGTCGTTGTTGTTCACCTTGAGTTCTAGCAGCAGCTTGACTAGCAGCAGTTGTACGGTTTAATAGGTCTACCGTATTTTTATGTTGATAGTCTGCTGCTTGTTTCTCGCCTTCCCATTTTTCCTTTTGCTGCTTATCTGCCTCCTTTCTTGCACCCTCTACTCTTATATTCCCAACTCTGACATCCGCTCTGAATTGTTCGGCGAATTGTGGAATTTGGTCGTGACTTAAGCCCTTAGCTCTTGCCTGTTTTAGAAATTCATCAGTTTGTAACTCATTTAGCCCCTTGATTTTAGCGGCTGTCTTGTAAGCTTGCTCCAAACCAAGGGTTTTATCCATTGGTTTTGGACCACCTATCATCCCAGTGATTCCAGTTAGCTGTGCTGGAACCCCCATATTACTAAGATGGCCACCAAACCAATTGGCTCTAGGGGATACATACTCGTTGCCAGTGGGAGATAACATTCGATCCCACTGTTGTTTTGTCCCTGTACCATAGACTGGGATTTTCTTGCCAGTTCTTTCGTCGTAAGTGTAGTAACTGGGTTGTTGCTGTTGCTGATTTTGACCTTGGACTGGTGGCATGTTAGTAAGACCCCTTAATACCAGTATTAATTAAAGTAGCTAGAGCCTGTTGATTTAGAAATTCAGACATAACATAGTCTGAGCCTAATCCTTCGGCTAATTCTGTCACGTTAGGACCGGCTAAAGCTTTGCTTGCTGCACCAAAAGCCATAGGAATTGCTAAACCCATCCCTAACTGAAATGGAAGGGAACCAGCAATACGCCCAACCTTTCCTAGTGCCCCACCTTTAAGTCTCTGCTTCTGAAGTTGGTAGTCTGCTGCGGAATAATTCTTAACTTTACCAATCTGTCCAGACTTCCGAAGATCATCTAATTCGTCTTGAGCCCCTCGGAAGTCAAAGGTTGGCTCTGCATATCGCATTGGAGGAGCAATTGGTTTAGTAAGTTGCCCACCAGGAACTCCAGGAACATGAACTAATGACGACTCTACTGGAATAACATCATCTGCCCACATTCGAGGTTCTGGAATGGAAGGCATCCCTCTCTGAAGAACACCTTGCGACCCTTCAGATCCAAGTCTATAAACTGCTGGTAACAATGCCATAATAATTACCTATGGTAAGAAACTTGATGCTTTTTGAATTCCCTTCTTAGCCATGTTACCAGCTTGGAAAACATCACCCAATCCTGGAATAGCGAAGATAGCATTCATTGCAGCTCCAGCCAAGTCACCTCTTGCAAGAGAGATCCCAGTATTAGCTAAATCAGCAAAAGAACCAATTCCAGGAAGAAAGCCTACAACATTAAGCCCCATCTGTACGTTATCTAGCTTATCATTCCAGGGCTTGTCACGAATTGCCTTTTGCTCCTCTTCCATTCTCCTAAGCATTCTCGTATCATTCTCAGGAGCTTGAGTACCAATATGAGTTCCTGCAATACGACCCTTATAAATTGATGGACCATAGCTTTCCATTAGAAGCCACCTCCATAAGCAGCGATCTCATCTTCGATGCCCATAAACTGAGGTTGATTTCCTCTTTTTGCTCGTCGGGCTTCCTCTTCATTCAACCTTTGTTGTCTTCTTAATTGTCTTTCTTGGCCAGAAGGATGAATGATACCAGGAGTGCCACCAGCAATTCTAGATCTAGATACAGATACAGTTGAAGGAAGTAAAGATGTTTGATTAATTACGTCTCTTGCTACTGAAGAAGGATCAATTCCTTTAGTCTGAAGCATGTATAGATCTTCAGTATAGGGTGTATTAACAATGCCGTGAATATTAGCTGGAGCTCGATGTCCCATGCCAGGTATCTTTATATCTTCTCTAGCTTGAGGAAGAGCTTTTTGCATGGGCTGCATATTTGTAGAACCCAAGCTATTCTGAATATTCTGAACAACTTCAGTTGTTGTTCTGCCTTGTGCTGGTGTAGGCCATTGGTCAGGTATAAGACTGCGCTCCCACTGTCCCATCGGCCCAGGCTTATATCCAGTCTGTCTGGAGGCTTCTCTATAAAATGCTTCTTGATCTATAGGTCTTGGAGTTGCATTATAGTTACCCTTGCTAACTCCGTATGCCGCTTGCTGCCCTTGAGATCCGGTAACATGCACCGGAAGTAATGGACGAGATACCACTCCAGGTAAGCCCGTCATTAAGCCATGAATTCCACGACCCGCAGCAACCCCAGCTAGCGCAGAAGTTGGAACACTTACCCAATCAGGAAGCCCCACCATTTCTTCAGCTTTCTTTGCAGCTAGAGCGGCCCCTATTCCACCTGCAGTTGCCCACATCCACGGCTTAACTTGCATCTCTTCACCTACTACCTAATTTCAGTAAATCCCCTGGCCATTCTACGAATCGGAAGCCCTGCTAGATGTCCCAGTCCGCTACCAACAATAGTCCCAACCCCACCTCCCAGAATAGCTCCAGGAATGATTGTGCCTGCTGACATAATATCGGGAACAACATCTCCCATTGGAATATGATCGGCAATAGCACGATTTAATGTCAATCCTGCATTAACCATTCCTCCAGCCCCAATTAGACCACCTGCAATTCCACCTCCCAAGCCCAACGCATTAGATAGGAGAAGTGCGATTTTCTGACCTCTTTCATCAAAACCTTGTGTTTGCATAATTACGCTCTAGCTCCAGCTTGCGTTGGCATGTCGGCCCCAGCGGTTGTTCCTGCTGCATTCACTCCAGCAATCCTTCCTCTTCCCATTCGATAGCCTGCTGCAAGACCCGCTGCTACACCTGCTGGGATAAAGGGATCTAGATTTGCGCCTACTAACTGATTAGCTCCCATCGTTGAGAGGCCAGCTCCAGCCCCTACTGCTGTAGGCAGCAATGCAGGAGCCAGTAATTCCCATAATGCCTGACCTTTTTTAAGCTTGTCTTCAAGAGTATGGCTTGACATTAGAAATCTTCTCCTCTGCTTTTTCCAATCGATCTTGCGTATTGGTCTGCAAAGTAGATGTCATCTGCAGCCTTTTGCTTCTCTTTCATCAACCGGAATCTTTCTTTAGCCATCGCCATGTCATCCGGTTGCATGATCTGCATTTGCATGGTCCGTTCATTACTAGGTCTGTATGCCATCGCCTGATCGGGTTCGGGACGATAAGACATCTGAGCAGTACTTTGCGGAGGAAGAGGAGCAGGATCATGGCCAACTCCACGATTCTGGTTATTGGCAACAACTTGAGATTGAACTGGGTCAGAGAGAGTTCCAGGATTCCAGCCTGGTCCCATCATCCGATAGGCACCATAACCAAGAAGGCCGACACCTGCAGCAGTTCCGCCCCATGCTGCAACTGGATTCTCAGCATAGACTTTCTTGGCTTCACCTGCGACTCCTGCAATTCGACCCTTTAGATCGGGTCCTGTTACGAAGTTTTTGGCTTTTCCAGCCTGATTTTTTACATTACCCCAGAAACCCATATTGACTCCTACTTTTGATTTAGATTTAATTCCAGTTGTTCAAATTCGGCTGGAGGTTTCCGATTCATCCTCTTACCCATCAAATACATTCCCGTACCAGCTACAGTTGTTGCAGCAATTGCAGAAAGAGGAACTTTGTAGCCAAGTAGTTGAACTTCTGGCTCATTATCTAGATTACTCCAAGTCCCCTTGATTACCCCTAAGCCGGATACTCCTTTAGTTATACCTGGAGTGACAGCTCCAAGTACACTTCCTATTGCTAAATTTTTGCCCAATGCTCCAACAGATCTCTTATTCTTAGTCATTGCGAGGCCAGTAATTGCACCTGCCCCTCCAGTGAAGATGGGATCTGCCTTTTCTAGCCCAAGAAACTCAGGATGACCCCAGCTTTGATACCTCTGATACTTGAGATATTGCTCTGGTGAGACATCTGGTCTTTCCTGAGTGAATCTTTCATAGGGTAGCAACTTGTGTCGAGAGCCTAAGATCCAGCCAGCCAAGGGTTCAAGGACAGGCATTTTACTCTTGGTTGGATCTTCCGGGTCTGCGAAAACTGCACTATACCCTCGGGGTCTTCCAAGGGCATCCAGATTCCCCATGTCAAAGTTGCCCGAGGCCACATTCATCGCAGTAGCCAATCCAAACCCCATTGCAGCAGCAGGACCGGCATTAACCCTTGGACCCCCTGCAGCTTCATGAATAAATCCACTTTTCTTTGCGATGTTCTCGCCAATACTATAGGTGATCCCAAGAGGGTGATTGTATCGCCACCAGAACCCTCTAGTTTTCTCTCCGGCAATGTCACCTGCTAACCTGCCTACGCCATATCCAATAGCTCCCGGAACTCCTCCCTCTTTCCAGTAGGGATCTGGAGCGGTTTCGGGTCGGCGCATCGCTTCAGCCATGTCCCTCTCTCTAGCGTCCTGCCAGAAGTGGAGGCGATGTTCAAATCTGCCTTTCACGGGAACAGCCGTTCGCCATCCTTTACGATACCCCCCTGCCAGATCCCCAAGTGACATAGCCAACCTGCAGAATTATTGATCTCTCCTAGCATTCTACATCGAGTGCTAAAATAAATTATTGACTTTCTCCAGGTATTTATGAGTTTTCAATACGGAAATGAAACTCCAGATCCAAGGACTATGAGTAGGGAGTTCATGATTCAGAATGGTTTGTTGCAAGAAGATGAGTGGGATGTAGTTCGAGCATCACAAGAAGATTTGAATGTTAACAATGGGATGAAGGAGGTGTTAGAGCAACTTCAGATGATGCAACAAAGTATGCAACACCTGAAACTGCAAAACGCTGATTTAGAAAAGCAATTAAAAGTACCAGCTCAAGAAGTAAAGGCTTCAGAAGTAGCAACCTGGAATGCTGTACCAATGGAGCCCCCAAGTTTATACCAGGAAGTACCACAGCAGAAAAGAGTAGTAGAGGCGAATCCCAAGCAAGAAGCTTTCTTGGCTACGATATATCTTGCAGAGTTAGAGCTAAGTACGATGTTAGCTGCACTTTACTGCTTTAGTAGTATTCCTCAAAAGCAGACTGGATTGCGAGAAGTCTTCAGCAATATTGAGGGGGAATCAAGAGACGCTTATCTGAGAATTTGCAAATTTCTGGTAGCCTCTCAAAATAAGCATGGTATTCCACTTTCGATTAATGTTCAGGCTCTTGATAATTCACCCACTGGTGAAGCCAAGACAGAAGCAAAAATCGAGTATATGGTCAATTTTTTGGAAGAATTGGGGACTCGCTATAGATGGCTTCTAAGCACTGGCCTTCTACAGCCAATGTGGATCGAAAGAAGGTTGATTGAGATCGAGGAGAATAAACTTAACTTCGTACTTGAGTTAGAAGATTAGGTTAGATTTCGATCATGTTACGCTAAAATAAGATGGTGATGAGTTATTGATACCTGGATTGATAACTCATCACTTTGTTTTTTGTTCTTTTGTTCATCTCATTCCTAATCAATGGAAGACAATACGACAATTGTTTCAACGTTTCTATTTATTGTAAGACAAGACCGGACCTTTGTAGAGAAGATTGAAGCCGTGGATGTGGTTGAAGCTTCATTAGCTCTAGCCACCCTTGTAAGGCTGGCGAATAAGAAATCAAGAAGAAAGATCTTAACTAGCTTTGAAGACTTGGAGATAGGCAGCCCATTTATGGAAGTCCAGTATAAACTTCCATTCTTTATTTGCAAGGCTAAACCAAGTGTGTTCGTAAAGATTAGCGAATACAACAAGACCAATCTACTTGGGGAGAGAGCTATTGTTCCCTTAAATAGAGAAGTGTTAGCTTTTGACGATGAAGAGATCTTTGAGCTTGGCTCTATAATTAAGGAACTGTCAACCAAGGGAATCTTAGCTAGCCTCTTTTGTCCCCTGGATGAAGAGATGCTTGCAAAGTTGTTTGGTAAGCTGATTGGACTACTACGACTACCACCAGAGGAAAGACTATGAGATCTGGGTATCAACCTGCAGCTCCCTACGTTCAAAAGCAGAAAGAAGATCATGCTAGTGGTGAACATGGCGATTGTGCCGTAGCACTAAGCCAGTTACTTAGCAGCACAATTGTAATGACGTATCAAGTTAAGGGTTTCCACTGGAACTCACGGGATGAATCCTTCTATGAGCTCCATAAGTTCTTCCAAAAGAACTATGAAGCTATGGATGCAGCAATTGATGAGATTGCCGAAAGGATTGCACAGATGAACTATATCGTGCCAACTACCTTCACTCATCACCTTGAGAAGACTCTAATTAAGGAAGTCCCTACCTCAATTGATGGGAGACAGAATCTTAGAATACTTGAGCAGTGGCATACAATCTTGGAACATGTCTGCAATGAAAACTTTCAGAAAGCAGAACAAGTCCATGATTATGGATCTCAAGATATTTTCTTGCAGCAAATGAAGTTCCACGCTAAGTATGGATGGCTAACTAGAAGATTTTTTGCCCCTCCGAAAGAAGTTGTCCCAGACAAAAATCCAAAGTACACTTAACCCAGTAGTAATTCCAGTGAGGTACTAACCTATGGAGCCTGAAATTAATACTGATCCAGCTAATAAAGGGTCAGAACAGGGAATGCAACTCTCAGTACGAGTTATCAGTCAGGCTGGGATTGTAATTTATCAAGTGGAACAGACAGGAGAGTTCTTAACTCCACTAGATACCTATAGTCAGCTGACCGCAATCCCAACCGCTAACTTACAAGCAAGACTCAATCAGACTGTGCCTCCAGGAGAAGTAGCTCTAGTTGGAGAGAATCAAATCTTAGAGTGGCTGAAGATTGATCGGCCTGAGATCTTCGAGGACTTACCCAAGGTTGGTTATCGAGCTAGCGTTCTCGCCATGATGGAACAGCGCATGAAAGCTTCTCCGATCATTATCCCTGGAGTACAACAGCCACCTGGTCTAATGACAGAACATCGTCTACAATAGCCCCAGTTTAGTTCGCGAGCTAAACATCATCGGAACAGGACACTAGAGAACCTTCTTCGGAGGGTTCTTTTTTTGTCTGCAATACTCTCACCTTAGACCTTTTTGTGCCCCATTACACAGAATGTACACGATCCAAAGATCAGTAAGCATGTACTAAGTCATCACAGTCACTGCACTGCAATGACTTCAGACTTATTTAGTAACCATATAGATTAAACCCTATGAATATCATAGAGCCTACTTTATGTACTGGGGTTAGAGCTTTTACAAAGTCTGATGTCCCCACCACCGACGACCTGGGCATGATCCACTTTTTGATCCGTTTGATCTAGGTAATTATACTTAAAGTCTCATCAACGAGACGGGAATTATCTACTAAATATTTGTGGCTCTTAACATAGCTGTTACAATTCAGCCCAAAACGTCATTATCCTTCCTGGAAAGAGGCTCAAATAAGGTTTACACTTAACATGTTCCCTTGTCAAGATGCTGATATACAAGGGTTGTATGGACTTATCCTGAGTGCGTTTTGATTTTGCACCCTGAAACCCTTATGCTGCAATGACTTTTTGACTTGTTATGACTTTCTAACTCATAACAAAGTATCGAGCTTCATTCCTAACCTGAGTAAATAAGAAATAATCTATGAGACTATTCAGTATCATAGATTGAAGTCTATACAATAGAGTGCTCTCTATGCAAATCGAAAAAAGTCATGACATCTTTTATACGCGAGGGTAAGAAAATCAAATGAGTCCAGGGTTCTATAAGGACTTGAAAAGTCATGACAAGTCAAACAGTCACAGCGTGGCAAGGGTTTCAGCCCGTAAAATCAAAACAGCCTCACGACATTCTCAACACAAGTCATGACAAAACCTTGAACCCCCTGCACGGTAAAGATTTCAGCCATCAAAATCAAAAATGGATGGTATAGATCCTTGAATTTGTTGCTACAATTGAATTGTAGGCTGCAAACAACAAATTTAACCAGGGGTAAAACATGAGACTTCGCCTTTCAGTTCAAATGATGCGTGACATTGAAGAGCATTATGCTCAAACTCACAACAGAAAGTGGATCGCTAGTCAGGTAGGGTGCAGTGTTGCTACTGTTGTTAAGCATTTAACAAAAGTAGGATTACTTCCAGACGAGAGAACAAAAAGAGCTATACAGGCAAGATCGTTAGGACTTGCCAGGAGAGATCTTATACCGGACGATTGCGAGTTCCAAGATAGATCAAATAGATCTTCAGGTTGTCGCGTTACTGAAGAACATTTATATAAAATAAGAGCGTTGTATGTAGAAGGATTTACATTAACAGAGATTGCAGCAATCTCTGGTTTTAATTATGGTACTGTAGCTGTCCATATAAGAAATACACCACTTGCTGCATTTGAAAGAATTGTTCAAGAAAGAGGGGTTAATTACTTGCCAAGAAAATACGATGGAATAGTAAGTGAACCAAAGAAGAAGCTGGACTACTAACTCCCACATCCCCATCGATAAACCGTAGTTTCCACCTGTACAAAATCCTCTTCTGCGAAATGTTATCCTTGGGTCAGAGTGGAGCCTAATTATGTACTGGCCAATTAAGTTACAACAGCTTGATCAAGTATTGCTTGAACTTAAGAAGGTCCAACAGTCTTTAGGTGCTATGCAGGCTGCTATTGCAAACCTATCTGGAGATCAAAAAATCATGGCTGGTGAACTAGAAAAGGTATTGGCTGCGGTTAGCGAGTTACAAGCCACTGTCCTGGATAAGGTTGTGGATGAACTGGAAGAGATCAAGGTTCTGATTCAAGCTCCCACCTTTGATGTCGCTGCTGCGGTTGCAAAGATCGAGGAAGTCAAAGTCTCCCTGGCTGCAGAAATCAGTGGTATGAGTGATAAGTTAGCTCCTGCCCCTATTCCTGCCCCTCCTGAGCCCGAAGTACCCGCTGATCCAGCACCTCCCATCGACTAGTACTACAATTAAGAAGATCAAACAAGCAGATGTACCCCTTTGGCTCTCCTCCCAGAGGGGTTTCTTCTGTCAAGTCATTCCCTCAAAGTCCCACTCCTCTAAGTCATTCTCTCAAAGCCTCTTCCCTTCACCGGATCAGTCCCTTTCTCCCCACCTCATACGCCGACGACTGCTCAAGAGTGGTCCGAGCCCATCCGGGCAGCATCCAACCCTGTCTCCACCCCCTCAACAGAGGTCAATACAGCCTTGCCAGGGCTCAACAGAGGTCAATCTGAGCCTGCTAGGACTCAAAAGTGATGCAAACCCCTTACATACCCCTCTAATTAAGAATTTTTCCCAAAAAGACACGTTCGCGAGGCTGGAAAGCGTTGCGGGGACGGGTTTTCAGGGTTCTGTGCAGAATTTTGGCTCTTTTCGTTAGATCATTCATTGCAAAGTAGTACTTTTGTTCTGCCATTCACTGCAAAGTAGCTCCACTGCTCTATTTTCATTGCAAAGTAGTACTTTTGTTCTATCCTTCCCTGCAATCGGCTGCGCCTTCCCTGCAAAGTAGGCGTTCGCGAGGCTGGAAAGCGTTGCTGGGAGCGGGTTTCAGGGTTTCGTGTCTAAAAATGACCGTAAGTAACGTCATTCTTCGGGCTTGAGTAGGGCTAAAGTGATGTCTTTATTGATTTCAAAGGTGATTGCTACTTTGATTTCTTACTCAAGTCTTCAGTGATGCATACTCCGTATGCGATCGATGAGTACAGAGGTACTATTTCTTCTGCAGAAAGAATAGAACTTCTCGGGCTGGCCTTCATTTTCAAAATTTTTGGGAGGAGGGGTTTGCCTGGAATGATCTTACTTGTGAGACAACTTCAAACCTGGATTAGAGCTGGAGAAAGTATTGGTGAGTCGCTCGCCTATGCTCGCTTATACCTCCCGACAAAAAGAAAAACCCCGCGTGAGGACGAACCCGACCCGTGGGCCAGTACCTTCGGTCACAAGAGGAGGGGTAGGGGGGAGGACTCGGAACCCTGGACCACCCGGACCACCCGGACCACCCGGACCACCGGACCACCCGGATCCGATCCAATCTCCCCATCAGACTCGAAGTCTTGATCCGAACCATCGGGCCACTACCTTCGGTCTATAGATAATCATCGGGGGGCTGCACCTTAGTAACCGTCATCATTGCGGGATCGCAGTGAGCCATAGGTTACACCATTCCAGCCTCCCTCATCTGACTCGAAGTCTTGATCCGATCCACGGGTCATTACCTTCGGTCTTTAGGTTACGTGTTACGACTCACCACTCACTCAAGGAGACCACGGCCATGTCTACCACCACCACCTCGATCTTTCAAACCAACAGCCGGATCGACGGTTTGCTGCCGAATAGTGGACTAGTCTTACTAGTTCATACCGAAGCTGGCCCTCGCCTTATTGTTCACACCTCGCGTGTGAATCGGTTACTTGCCCTCATCCGGGAGACCTTCCCTGGTTGCCGTTACCAGTGTGTTGACCCGGAACATGGTAGCCGGAGGATCAATCCGGGCCATGCCAGTTTTAGGTTGACTGGTGACGGTGACCTCGATGCTTTCGAGGATTACCTAGCCAATCTCTCTGGCAAGGGAGGAATCTGGGTCTACTCTATCTAGTACCCAGTCCTTTACTGGCGACTTCCGAGGTTACTAAGGAAGTCTAGTCCTACGCTGAGGCTCACATCCTATTAGTGGAATAGGCACCCCTCCTATTTTGCGAGTCAGGATTTCTGGTGAGCCTCCGCCTTCGTTCGCATACAGGATTTCTGGTGAGCCTCCGCCTTCCTTCGCAACATTAGATTTCCTTTGCCTTCTTTCGCAGCATCAGACTTGAAATGGTGCATCACTTCATCTGTCTATCGCTTTATAGCGATGGATGGATTTAGCGATTCATCGATTTACCTATAAAGTCATTGAGATTGTCTTATATGCGGAATTCGCATAACCTAATGCGGAATCAGCATGAGCACCTTTGCGAAGTCTGATTTTTCTCTCGGACCCCTTTAAGTGAGCCCGTCGTTGAGGACGTGGGGATTAAGTGATCGCTGATATGGAAGACCTTTTACTAGCTTCTGGCTATCTAAAGGGTGAACTTCCTTACCACGCCCTTTCAAGGAGAACACATGTCTTCCAAGCAAGTCTTTACGTTGTCTTCGCTGGTAATCGCCTTCCTGACTCTGGTGAGTATCTTACTTGCCTTAAACCCCGTCGCACGGGGAGTAATTGCGCTCCCTGGATATGAACATGCGGTCTACTTGTGCGGCGAGTCACTCGTGGTAAATGCTGGTCATGAGAGTGATCCGCAAATCCGTGAGTTAATTCAGCTTGCACATACTGAGTGTGCCAAGTACTAGAGTTTCCTCTCTACCAGCCCTGGTTTGTATCATGGCTGGCTACAGGGTAAATTCTTTTTCACACCCTGCTCAAGGAGAATCATGTCTTTACTTTTGAATAGCCTGGTTGCTGAAGGTTGTGCAGCTTACTACACAGCGAAGCCATGTCCGTATTCCCACCGTTCAATCGAACGGGAACTATGGAAGCGAGGTTTCGAGCTTGCAGGTCAGGCTTCAATCGCCTCTCGCTGTGTGGATATTATCTGCGACTCTGTGAAGCAGCTTGAGTATGAGATGACCGATGGAGATGTCGTTGAACTCGACATCCTCTTTTAGCTTCTTAATCTGGCTCTCGGACCACTTAGAGATCCTGCCGTCTGTTGAGGGCGTGAGGATCCGATCCGGGGGCCAGTAACTTCGTTCGCAATATCAGGTGTAGGAGAACTCTCTACTAGCTTCTGGCTATCTAGAGGGTGAACTTCTTTATCACACCCTTTCAAGGAGAACACATGTCTACTATCACTTCCTTTGCTGGTCATTATTACAGCACCTTGTTTCAGCTATATGGAACATGGGAGTTCTGGGCAATGCAAATCCCTTTCTTCGTCTTAACCGTGCTTTGCACCGTTAAGTTTTGCGAGGGAGTAAGAGATCTGGTGGATTCTTATCACTCCTCCGAGCTGATCGCTTACTACAAAGCGAGAGCCCGCTTCCGGTACAAAGTCCTTTTGTCGGTGAACCTTCTTTACCTGCTCTTCGGGGTCTTGTACGTGTTTAACCACATGTAGCCCCCGTTAGTCCCTCTCTACCAGCCTTCGGGCTGGCTACAGGGTGACTTTCTTTATCACACTCTGCAAGGAGCAATCATGTATTTCTATCAAACACCTGAATATCATCGGGCAATTGTAGATGTTGAAGATACAGACATTTTGAAATCGCTGCGTTACGTCCGTCAAAGTGGAGAACGGCTAATTTATCGGGTGAGATTCCCGAACCAGCCGTGTCAGTACGAAGACGAGTTGATCTTGACTCTCGACAGGGAGATGCGTCTCTCTGTTCGGGACATCCGTACTTGGGCGGATGACGGCCAGATTGAGACGAAGATTGTGTCAGTTGAGAAATTGACTCGCAACCTCCCCTATATGGGGAGCTATGACAAAGCGATTTCGTTGCGATTCCTTGCCTGTGCGCAAGGTTTCGTTGAAGCGGAGTAGTTTGATCTCTCAGGCTGGGCTTAGTCTAGACTGACTCTGTATGTGAGTCTAGGCTGATGTGGGTTCGACTCCCACACTGAGTCTTGTTTAGTGTTTTGGAGGAAGTTAATGAAGGGCTTTGCTTACGAGCAAGCCTGCATCGAAGTGCTAATCAAGGCTGGGTTTAAGCCAGTCTCGATTACATCCCAGCAACGGGCTCGACTGGTTTCGCAGTTTGAGCCTAAGTTCAAGAAGGTCGCCAGTGAAGGTGGTCTTCTTGTCCAGGATCTGTCTGATAGGGACATCCTGGATTATGCTGGGGTCGATTTCGTGGCCACATACAGGGGTTGGCCAATTGGAATCGACTTCACTTTGAAGTCTGACACTGCTTCAAAGGAGAGATGCGGGAAGCTCATCAAGAAGTGTCTGAGTCTTGACTTCTTTGTTGTCTATAACGGAGATGTTCAAGATGTCGTTAAGGGCGTTCGCAAGGCTATGGGCTTGCCCTAGTCTGTGTTCGTCCTGGGGGCTCCCTCTCGATCCTGGAGTCCCCGAATTGCGTGTCGTTAGTTTAGAGGTCTTTATGGATAAGAACCACTGGCTAGAGGGTGAATGGGGTTTCAATCCCCGACACTACGCTGAAGAGTTGTTGCTACTACTGGAGAACGCTCCAGATGGGCAACAGAAGAGGGACGATATAAGATTGTTGTCCATGATTCTCCAGCAAAAGGAGAGTACGTGTCTAGATCCCCCCGAGGAATGGGACTACGCCTACCACTTGCACTGTCGAGTGGAGAAGGCCATGTTACGCGATACACGCTGGGAAGACTGGAACAAGATTTAGTTCCTCTCGTAAGCCCTTAGATCATCCGAATCCGATCCGAGGGCATATAACTTCGTTCTAGGATTCGGACAAGTAGCCTAAGAACTATAGATGAACCCGGTTTTTAGCCTTAACAGTAGGGTTCAGTTGCTACATGGGATTGTCTCTATTGACTTCTTCTGTTGGTGGTCATGGAGCATTGAGGTTCGACTCCTCAAGTAGCAGTTGCTGTGTAAATCCTTTCACAACACAGCGGAGGTTTCATGTTGGTAACTCAAGCTCAAGCTCGGATGATCGATGTCTTTTTCAAGTCTGTCTCTAAGACTTTAGACATCTCTCTGGAGTGTGCGCGGAGGGATCTTCCATTGGTCTGGAAGGTTGTCTCTACCATTGCCGTTATTAGTGCGGCTGCATCCTACGGAGCTGGATGGGGAAGTCGCAAGCTACTCCATCGTTTAATGACGTGGATCGACAGTTACGTTCAGTACTGCATGGAGGTTCACATGGAGGTTGACATGAAGGTTGATATGGACGATCCCATCCTGGAAGCTCCCGCCCGCGAATGGGAAGAGCAAGAGGTTTGGTGGGACGAGATCAGTTGCGAGGATGAAGACTTCCAGTCCTGTCCTCCCCCTCCCGAATACCTGCAAGAGATCATCGACTGTGAATATCTTCACCCTGAAGATCATCCCTTCGGTGAGGCGTTGTTGCATCCTGATCCAGTGGTTGAGTTTGCTGTCGAGCTCTCCATCGGGGAAATGGTTGAAGTTGAGGGAGAAATCCCAGTATTGACAACTCCATCTCCAACCTTCTTTCGGGAGGAGTTAATGGGTTGTGGATTGCCCTACTTGATTGCGTTGGCTGAAGTTCTTGAAGTCGATGTCAACCAGGTTCCTTACAAAGGATACAGGAAAGCCCCGCTGGTGGAGGCTATCTTAGCCGCTCAGTAATCGCTCAATCCGAACCGGGGGTCCTTACCTCCGGTTGTTTCCTTGTTTGATTGTCGTTTTAGCTGGAGTTTCACTATGAGCTACGGTCGCCCATTGCGCGAGTATTTTGGAAGGGGTCGCACTCCTTTGCTGGATCCTAAAGTTTGTCACGGTATCGCTCTCTATCATCGGCGCAAGCCTGACGGTGGAAAAGATGCTCGTCTGCGTTTGGGTTGGGAAATTGCGTTTTTGTCTGCTCCGATGCGCAATTTCCGTTAATTGTTGTGGGCCTGAGGATTAATCCAATGGCCCTTTTGTTTTCTTACTTATTGGAGGTTCATCATGATTCTGTATATTCAGGTTGGGTCTAGAACTCTCAAGGTCTTTGAGGCTGATGGGAAAGTAATCAATGCAAAGATCGTTCCTAATTTACCTGGGAATACTACATTTGCGGTATCGGGGTGGGATCTAGTTACTGAACAACAATCATCCTACGCTCATGATTGTGAGCGGGAGTTCTGGACTCCCAAGGATGAGGCGGAGTATTTGGAGCTGGAGATGGATAGGAACTGCCATTGCGGTTCTGGTCAACCCTGGCATAGTTGCTCCACTAAAAGCCCTGAGTGTGGATAGGAAGCCATGAAAACTTTCTTTGCGATTTTCCGTTTTAATCGCGAGTACAAGAAGGTCCGAGTTGGGCCTCTCTATCTCGTTCGTGAAACGGCATTGGAGCATTGCGGTGTCGGATGCTGGGTAGAATCTGTTCCTTACCCACACCCCTAGTTCATTCGTATGAGCCCAAAGATCCTTCGATCCCGATCCAAGGGCTCATAACTTCGTTTTTATTTACCTCAAATTACAAGGAGCATTCGTATGAAGTCCTATAACTTATCCGCTAAGTCTATTGAAGTCGCTGGAAACGCTCTTTTTGTTATCCAACTGGGAGAGGCTGGTAGGGCAAGGGTTCTGAATTCTATCAAGTGCCCCCTCTATCTGAAGGACGGTGACTTTGCAACACCTATCTTCTCAGAGATCAAGGCTAGTGGAGTGGCAACGAAGCCAAGTATCTCCGCAGGTGGAGATGGTGAAGGTTGGCTGGCGAGAATCAGCACATTATCCTCCTATGTTAGAGGAGCTGATGGGAACGTCAGTTATGATCCAGCATTCTGCCCCACACCACCAAGGTTACTGGCAAAAGGATCTGGGGCATTCGGATTGGCTGGGGGAACTGGAAGGTGGGACGATCTCATCGTAGCGGTTGAGGACAACACCATCCTGCGCGTCAAACCTAGCAGGGGAGATGCATATTACCTGTATTTTCAGGAAGATAGAGTGTCTCAGTTGACCCGTGACCAGCTTGAATTATTGGATCTAGAATTCAACCTGGATTCTAGAGTTCGGATCTAACTTTATGAGCCCAAAGATCCTTCGATCCCGATCCAAGGGCTTATAACTTCGTTTGCAAATCATAACAACAAATCAGCCGGAGGAATATGATCAAAGTTACTTACGACCAGAAAGACGGGTATGCAATCGCAAATATCGAAATGAGTGAGGTTGTTCGGGCATGTGAGTTGAATATGATTGACCTCTCGCCGACTCCCCCCTTTAACCAGGGGATCATCGTCAATGGAAGGATAACCACCTGGGTTGCTGGCTTCCTAGTTCACCAGTTCCATCCATATCAATGGGTGGGAATCAATGATCCCCGTCTAGGGGGAGGAGTGGTGGTTTCAAGACACCATGCAGATGCTCCCGAGGTGGGGGCAATCTTTGTTTGGGAGTAGGTGTAGACTAACTTCTTCGGTGTCCATGCACCGTATGCCAACATGGATCCTAATTGAGGCTGGTTTGATGATAATTTGATTGCTGGTTCGCGTTTTTGCCGTTGTACGGGGAACAGAAACAACGGTTTTCTATTTGGGCTGCGTTCTGGAGAACGAGAGATGAGAGCCTCTCTTGGGTTCAATCCCCTTGCTGCCCGCATTGTCCAACGCCACTAAAGGAGAATTATCATGGGTATTCGCTTACATTTCGGTTTGGTTCCAGTCCAAGTCTACAATGCTCTGAACATGACTCCTCAAGAGTTGGAGCTGGCGTTGTTGCTGGACAAGATGGAGGCTTTGCGTTTTGATCGCAGGGTGAGTGTTTCAGAGGAGTATCAATGCGATCCCACTTTCGTTCTTTATGAAGCAGGTCAGCGAATTGAACAAGAAATGACTAGCGTTTCTCGCTATCGCAGACTTGTCGATGGCGAGATTGGAAAAGTGTATCCTGACAAGGAGTGGAAACCAGCCGACTTTGATGAGACTATCAAGAAGGAGTATGGTTATACCTCCATAGATCAGGAATTGATTCTGAATATGATCAATAAAGCCTATACAGAGGATTATCTTGACTCTGTGGAGTGGATTACATTGATCAGTCTCTACAAAGCTAACCCATCATCTGTGAAGATGTATTGGTGTTAGCCTAAGTCGTGCTGGCCTGAGGATTATCTGTCACTTCCGATCCTCGGGCTAGTAACTTCGTTCGATTTCTTATTAGTTCATAAGGAGAGTCATGATTATTAACGGAACTGAAGGTCTGACTCATATTAATATCTATTCTCGTTCCCAACTTTCTTTGGGGCGATGGTTGAGCAACTTCGCATACTCTCCGATTGTTACAGAGGATGGCAATTTTAACTCTATTGAAGGGTACTGGTATTGGCTTGGAGTCCTGGAGGGAACGGAAGGTCGGGACACGCTGAGAAAGCTGCATGGATATTCTGCAAAGGAATTTGGTAGAAAGATCAGATCTGCTAATTTATGCATGATTCCTGAAGAGGAATTTAAGCGTAAGGTTTTAGCTGCAATAGATTTGAAGCTGAAGTCTGATCTAAATAACTTGAAGCTTCTTGCAGAAAGTGAGCTTCCCTTTAGTCATTATTATGAGTATAAAGGCAAGCGGGTAGATGCAGGTTTTGGCTGGCTTGTGGATCACTTTACGCAGAGAAGGACTTTACTTAAAGAGAAGTGGCTTAAATAATTTATTAGCCTGAGGATTATCTGTCACTTCCGATCCTCGGGCTAGTAACTTCGTTTCTAAATCAATCAATTAGAGAGGAGAAGACAATGACGATCTCAGCGGGATACGGTATTGACATTGTTCCCACCTGGCACACTCACTGGGGGCACTTATGCTCTGAGGAGCGCAATGTGTTGGACGCTATTCGAGACCTAGAAGAAGCATCGCAGGACTCGGAACAGCTTGCTTGCATCTTTCAGGCTGCATACGATACTCTGCCGCGAATCCTGAAGGATGCCTATGATGAGGCATTCAATTATCTAGCTCCATAGGAGAAGAGCAACATGATTGCATTCTATCCATTTAATCTGCACAACTCTCTATTGGTCCAAGCTTTCTCTCGTTCTGTTCGGGCAGATCGGGACACAGCGCTAGGGAATCCGTTTGTAATGACGGAAACCCACAGTAGAGATCAGGTTTGTGCTGGATACGAGAAGTATTTTCAGCTGATCCTCTCTGGTTCTGAACCGGAGGATGCCGCTTATGAGGTGGCGGAAGAGCAGCAACTTTTGATTGGGAAGTTCTGGAAAAATCCTAATCGAAAAGCCTTTGTTAGAGCACTTAATGACATCTTTGAGGCAGCACTGAAAGACTACCAACAAAGAGGAATCCATACAGTGTTTCTTCAATGCTGGTGTGCTCCCCAGAAATGTCATGTGGACACAATCTGCAGCTATTTCAACACAAAGATCGAAGGGATGCTTGAGAAGATCAAACCCTTCGATTATTCTGACCCGCGTTGATTTCGATTTCACCTTATGGAGGGGGGTCAGCAATGGCCCCTAATTTGATTATGAAAATGTATCTTGACAAGTATGCAGATAAGCCAGTGTTAATTTTACAGACTGGCTATTATGCAACCTTCTTTTATTTTTGGGGCTGGAACTGTGAATGGCTGGCTCTCAAGTTTGGCAAATCTAAAGTTCATGTAGACAGTGATTGTATCAACGAGATTACTGAATACAGCTTTGATAGTTGGTGGTTAGGCTCTCATCGTTCTTGGAGATAATCATGAAGATAATGGTTACGGGTCCACGCTCGATTGTTGAGTTGACTCTAGAAGAGCGACTCGCAATTGTTGATAGAATCGCGATTCAGTTTGAAAAGATTAAGCCTAAGTTAATCCATATAGGCATGGCTGAAGGCTTTGATGAATTCAGTGTCTATGCTGCGGTTAGGCTAGGGCTTCCCTTTATCGCTTGCTTACCATCTCCTGGGTATGGCCAATATTATTGGCGAGATCATAGCAAAACTGGTTTGGACAGGTTCGCTAGATTTGAGGCCATGTTGGAAAAAGCCAGTGACATTATCGTGGTCTGTAGAGATCACCAAATGGGTCGAGCGAATTTTCTCCGCAATACCTATATGGTAGAGCGGTCTGAATTAGTGGTGTCTTACCTTGAAAGCTACCCTTCCCCTGGCACAAGACATGCCTTAAGAGAGGCGCGGAATCATAAGTTAGATATTGTCTTCACTGAGGAGGTTCCATTTTAGCTATGGACTTAGCAGAAGTTTTGCAAATTTTGAAGGACTTGGCTGATAACCTTACTGAGGTTGACGGCTGGGATGATAACGAAGAGAAGGTAAAGTTTGAAGAGATGCTAGAAAACTTCAATCCTTCTCATCGCGAGTTCGTACTTCAGTTGAGAGATGACTGCCTGGACGCAAGCCAGATGCAGTGGGCCTTACTTCTCTCGCATGTCGCTCATGTTATGACAGAGCCTGGTTTGTGGGAAGGCAAAGAAGTTCAACTATCTTGGAATTGACATGAAGGCATTATCTGGATCCGGTGTGAAAATGTTGAGCTTGACTCAGCACCAAGCCAAGAATACTGAGGACTGGCAGTTCTTAATGAGTCTTCTTGATCAGAAGCTAATCTCTCAGGCAGAAGCTTCGATGGTGAAAATCAAACACAGGCTGAATGAGTACCCACCTGAGTACGACTTTGCATTTAGTGCAAACGTACTTATTAACTCATATAGGGTCCAAGCTTACCCTGATCACTTGCATACGATCATTGGCTACGAAGACTACTGGAAAAGGGTTCAGCATAAAAGTCTGTCGGTAGTAACAAAGGGCTATATCTTGTCAGTTTGTCAAGAAGCTGTCAGGCTGAATCAGCAGGCGAATTCCACTCAGCGGGTCCTCATGGAAGGGGATTTGACTGCAAAGGATACGACTTTAGTGAAGGCGTACTTAGATGACGTTCTTCCGGGGTTGGATTATCTTACAACTCATGTTCCTAAAGGAGTGTTTGCCCGGTTTAATATACACCCCTGTTTGGCATGGTTCTCTGCTGATTATCAAGCGGAGATTGATGGGAAGACCATGCTTCAGATTCGGTGGTCGTTGGCTAGCAAACCTATGTCTGGTATTGTTGCCAGAACGTTGGCATACTGGCTTCTTGAAGACTGCAAGCATGAGGAGTGTATTATTGCCCTACCAAGGCAAGAGCAAACCCTCACCATTGACCCCAAAGACTTTCTTAATGGGAGTATTTCTGTTGCTCGCTCAGATGTTAGAACAATGTCAAGACTTAAGATGTCAGCCATTCTTGAGTCTAGAAAAACAAAGACGTTGGGAGAACTATCAGACGAGTATCAACAACGATTAAGAGGGTTCTAGCTGTATGAAGCGAGGTTATCGAGTCCGATCCAAGGGCTCGTAACTTCGTTTCTAGATCAACTTAAGAAAAGACAAGGAGGAAATATGTACGCAGGACTTAGTGAAGATGAATTCGACGAGTACTTGGAAGAGATGTACTGGGACTGCTACACCAGGGTCCAAGAACAGGCTTACGAAAAACTGAAAGCTGTTGCTGTCAATGTTGGCAGTCTCAAGCCTCTTTCCCCTGGCTTTAGCGTATATGCTCCCTGGAAGGACTTGCAACAACTGAGATTGCTCTCGGAAGCGGTTCGCTCTGGAATCAGGGAGTTCCGGGAGAGCTATCAGTCGTGCTTGTTACCCGCGTTCGCAGAAGACTGGCCTGAGTATTTTTAGGTTTCTCGTTTGTCTGAGCCCAAGGATTCCCCGATCCCGATCCAAGGGCTCGTAACTTCGTTTTCTATTAACTCAAGAAGAAATCCCAAGGAGGGAGTATGCAAGCATCATTCTTTGTCTATCAGACTGACAATCAGAGCCTACTTTCGCTGCGAGTTTATATTCCTGCGAGTGAAGAGGTTCCAGAAGCATGGGTTGAGGCCCAGGAGAACTTAGACTGTCTAAATACTAAATCATGGGGCCATCATGGAACAGCCCTGTGGTTCCGCACTAAGTCTAATGATCTTCTTGACCTGGTTCGAGTCTATGTTTCTCACAAGCAAATGTTCCAGCTCCCTCCCAGTCTGCGGCACAGACAGGAGCATAGACAGTTATTAAAGCAAGCTCTGGCCTACGCTGAAGAAGATCAGAAAAAACTGGCCGCTCAGATTGAGAAAGATGCAGAACATGGATCCGCTTTCTCTCAGTTGAAAGATACTGCACTTGCCCAGGTTCGGCAAACACTGGAGGAGATCAACCAGTACCGCCAACTGTTTCGCTTAGTCTGATATTTTCTAGGGGCTCCGATCCAGGGGCTCCTAACTTCGTTCTCATATAAACTCAGTCATCTAATTAGGAGCATCATGGTTTTTCAAAATCCTTCCTATCATAATTGTGAAGTTGAAGTGACTCTGTATGAGCGTGTTTTTCAATCCGAGTTATTACCTGCTAGCATCGCTGTTAGTCTTGTTATGTGCGTCGAGCAAGAAAGTCGTTGGGCTACTAATAACGATGATGTGGACTACAACGAAGCCGATGGGCTGGGCGGTGCTAAATACTATTATCTGCGTCAAACTTTCCAGGTGAGAGTAGGCTCGAAAGTTGTTAAGATCACCGATTGTTATAACACAGCGGTCCAACACTACTTTGCAACCAGTGTCTCGTTTGAAGCTATCTAAGAATGCAAGGAGAATCTAATGTACGAATTTACTTATGATCCTCATTTCATGTTCCAAACACCGTGGAAGTCTAAGTCATCGGACTTAACTGCTTACACGCCTCATGGGTTGTACTTGATTTGTTTATACCCAGAGTTGCAAGTTCGACATGAAATCATGAAGTTCGAGGATCAACCTAAGAAGTTACTTAAGTACCTGGATAGCATCACTTCAACTCGCGAGGTTGGAATTGCTAAGAAGGTGGAGATGATGACGTGGGTACAGGAGTATGCCTTCTCCTACCACAATCCCATCATGCGGGAAACCTTGCTGGAGTCTCAAGGTCCCATTGTCTACTACACAAGGAGTGATCCTTTCTGGGGAGTGATGGCCACATTCCACAAAGACGGACGCATTACGTCCAAAGGTGGGGATAACCGACTCGGAATTATCATCCAGAGCATTCGTGATCGTCTTGTTAAGGAGTCTCGTGATGGAACAAACAAATAATAAGTGGATCTGGCTGTTTCAGTTTGGAGTGGGTCCCCTGTACCATCGGTTTTATGTGGAGGGGGTCAACTCTCATCAGGCTTTGATGACGTTACGAGAGAGGCACCCGGAATTGAGGCCCTTGAAGTTAAGGTCTGTGCTCCTAGTTGCACAACCTCTAGAGGCTTTTGAGGATGAGCCGATTGATCCTCGTTTCGGTCCCAACGCCGAAGATACTGGGTTTAGTGTTGGACTAAGCAGGGCAGAAGTATTCACCTATTCGGAGAAAGATTATGAACTTGATTAAGCTTCTATTGGTCTTCTGTGTGATTAGTAGTGTGTTGCTGATCATCGGTCTAGCTACCAGGGGAATCGGTTTACTATTTCTTCTGCTGATTTGTTTGGCGTTACTTAAGCTCTTGCCTCAAGAGGTGTGATAGAGTTTACTCTCGGATCCGATCCGGGGGCTTTTTACTTTCAGTTCAATCGTAAATAACAACAACAAGCCCAAGGAGGGCACATCATGAATACCATCACCATTTCTGGGACCATCGCTAATATCGAGCAAGATGGCAAGAACTTGATTTTTACCCTGCACAATGGATCGCTGGACTATTCCTTCCGTTGTCAAATGTACGAGACTCTCTATTCCTCGAACTACGAGGGAGACCCCAGCGAGTTAGAAGGTGCTGGGATTGTTATTTCTGGAGAGCTGATTCCGAAGACTGAAGGTCAAGTTCGTTTCCACATGATCCGCGTATCTCGCATTCACGCTATCGGAGACGTGGATGACCGTGTGAACATTATCAATGTCATCGGTCGGGTTACTGGCGGCAAGAAGACTGAGCATGAGCCCGAGGGAGTTGCAGTGTCTGTCCGTCACTTTGACGAGACTCGTGTTGCCAACTTCAATATCGCACTCAACAGTTTTCTGGACGGTGAGAAACTGGACTGTTACTTCCAGGTTTCCGCCTGGGGTAAAACCTGCGATACGGCTGAACAGTATTTGGTTAAAGGGAAGCAAGTGGGTATCACGGGCTCTCTACGAGTTACCAAAGGCAATACCGGAGGTAAGTTCGTCTCTATCAATACTGATCCGGTTGGTGGGTTGTTGTTGTTGGCAGATCCTGCGGAATCGTCGAATGGCACCTATGGAGATCCGCCTCCTCGCCGTTCTGTGACTCCGACCCGGAAGCCACGGCCTGCAACTCCGGCAGCTCCGGCAGCTCCGGCAGCTCCGGCAACGGATGAACCCCCGGCACCTCCGACCAACTTTGACGAAGTGCCGTTCGCGTAGTCTAACTGCTAAGGCGTAACATTGGTTGCGTCTTAGCAATCTTTTTTGTGGTAGCTTGCGTAAGTGGTGCGAACTAGACATTAGAAACCCGTTTGGAGAGGGGTAACTCTCAAAGCAGACCCAGCAAGCTATCACAAATCGGAGACTTATGATACCAACCTTAAAGCTCAAGCATCACTTTCTCCCTCTGATTTACAAGGGAGAGAAGACAACAACAATCAGGAAGGGAAGGCTCGACTTCCTTGAGGAGTGCAAAGAACTTTTATTTGACTGTGGCTATCATGGGACAGCCAAGGTCAAAATCAATTCTTTGATTTATCTTAGAGCTAAATATCTAAGAGAAATCGATGCCATCTCCGATGGCTTTTGTTCTCTTGACTCCCTTAAGAAGAATCTTAGAGAGTTCTATCCTGACCTGAAAGAAGATAGCTGGGTAACTATTGTCTATCTGAGGATTTAATTAAATATGTCCAATTGGATCGCCTCGGAAATTACCGTTGTAGAAGGTAAGTTAAAGGCCAAAAAGGAAAGAAGGGAAAAGCAAATTCAATTCCAGCAAGGATTTCTTAAAGTCCCCATTAAGAATACTAAGGTTAAGGGGATCTCTCATATCGAAAGACTAAATGGAGAGGTTGATAATCTGCACATGAGATGTCAGCTAATCAAGAAAATTTTTGAGATTTATAGTGCGGTGTTCAAAGATGACTCTGCGTTCGAGGAATACTTGACAATTAAATATGGAAGTTCAATTCTATCGGAGTATACTCTGAGTGAGCTACAAGAAGTGGAGGGCTATTTATGTCCCGTGCCAGTGAATTCCACAGCGATTTGAATAGCTTTAGAAAGAGATGGCCTGATTGTGCCATATTCGCTATGACCCCAGATCAATTTCAGATGGGGTGGGGTTCGCCAGAAGCTGTGGGTATGGCAGCCCTTGTTGGATTGCACAATCCTCTGCTCTCGGACGAAGAGTTAGCAGAGTATGAGGCATCCTCCGATCCAGGGGCTGATACCTACGGTAGTTAACTAAAGTACGTGAGAACTGAGGTGGTGAATTATTAATTTAGTTCACCACTTTCCTTTATCATGAAAGATAATATTTGCGTTTTTGGATTAGGTGGAATGGAGCCAAAAATAATTAACTATCATGAACCGTGTGAGAAGGATGAGTGTTGGTGTAAAACCTCACCTAGCCTTCTCACTTGGTTTAATTTTTATGCCTTCCTGCCATCCGAACTAACTCGACAAACTAGGGTTAGTAGTCTTCGATCCTCTCTTTCGGAATGACTGGAAGCTGGTGATTGCGTGGGCTTGATTCGGGAGTATGCTTCCGAAGATCCCATACTATTGCCAGGGTTAGAATGCTGATAGTAAAGGTTAGAAAGTAAAGGGAGAGATAGATTTTCCACTTTACTGCAGTTCTTCCTTGCGGAGGAACAATCAACCAATCGAAGACTTTCGCTAGCATTCCCCATCTAGTTGCGGGGGGCGACGATGAGCCGACAAGATTTGCGGCATACTCACTCATTAGTGAGGACTCCTCGAATGGGATGAAGGTGTCTCTCATTCCATCTTTAGGCCAATTTTCTGGCTCCCATAGATCCACTGGAATCGTGGGAGAAGGACTTGTGGCACAGTAAATACCTCCCAGTCCATCTTTCGGAGTATTAACTCCAAGCCAGATTCTCTCTCCACCTGCAATGAGAATCCCTTTTCTATCGACACGTATCCATCCTTCTTTATTGGCGACCCAAACGCCAACACTAGACTCAAAATATTCAAGCTTACCTTTGCGAGTAAGGTAACTCCCTCCAGAATAGATATGGAAGGACTGATCTTTGCCACGAAATTCAATGGTAAAATGAATTCGCGATAGTCTTGAAGTGTTATCTTTTTTAGGCACAAAAACGAGACTGCAATACTCCAACCTTCCTGCGGTCCAGTATTGATTGGATCCCTTTTCATCTATTACATCAAGCGAAAAAGAAGATCCAACGAAATTAAAATCCGGGTCCTTACTGTCAACTACCTGAAGAACCGGAAATGAAGGGCTAAAAAACAAAAAAAGTGAGGGACAGGTAATGGTGCCATCCATTGGGGAAATCCTCAGGAATAAAGACTGGGAGAGTAGGAACGATAGTAGAGTGCGGTTTGTAAAGATCCAGCTAAAGGGATCTTACTCATCCATTGTAAAAATTTTAACAAAGTTCCGTCGCACTAGGACGTGGAGAGCTATCAAAAATTGCGGGTGGGGAGAGGAAAGATCTCTCATTTTTGTAGCCGCAATCACCACCGACCTATTTGCCGCTCAAAAATGGTGGGAAGAGAAAGCATTGGATTTCAACGTCGGAATTATTCTATTTGACATAGCAAAGGAGGACCCCGATCTATGACTAGAATACTTCCATCGAAAGTTGGAAGGTGGAACATCTTATCTCCGGCTGTAGTTAGGAGAAAGAAAGGTTACTGCTACTATTTCCATTTCTGCAGGTGTGACTGCGGAACGGAGAAGTGGGTAAGCAGGACACACCTTCTTAGTGAAAAGACTAGATCTTGTGGCTGTTATAAGAAAGAGGCCAACAGAATATGGAAGTCTCTAACCTCCAAGAAGAATGAAAATATAGCAAGAGAAGAATGGGAGCGAATAAGATCAGATAGTGAATGGTCTGATTTTGTTTCCTTCTACCGAGATACACAGCCTCAACGAACCAGGAGGCATCATCTTCACAAGATTAATAAAGACTTACCTTATTCTAAAGACAATTTTAGATGGGTAAAAAGTAAACACAAGATAATTGAATTTAACGGGAAGAGCCTAGTCCTAAAAGACTGGGTAAAGGAACCAGAAGCTAACGGACTATCTTTAAGCCTCTTACATAAGAGGTATGATCGAGGTGATCCACCTGCAGAAATATTTAGACCTAATGGCAAAATACATTCCGATAAAGAAAGGAACTAGGTTTGGTTTCTTAACCGCTCTAGAACTTCAAGAGGGATCTCATCCTTCTCTTTTTGAGTTGAGAAATTGGGCTTGCCGCTGTGACTGTCAAAGAGATACCATCGTAAACGAATTAGAATTAAGGATGAATAAGAGGATTGCCTGTGGACAAAGAGGATGTCACATTGCAGACTTGGATCTTTCTGCTACAGCTCCTCATATTGTTCGTCCATCCTCTATTGCCGAGTTCCATTCATGGAAGTTCATTTTGACTGCTTGCACCAATCCTGCGAGTAGGCATTATGAGTTTTATGGAGGGAAGGGAATTAAGATGCAAGAGGAGTGGATTAGGTCTTTTGACACCTTCTATTTGGATATGAAGGAAAAGCCTACTCCTAAGCATCGTCTTTCTAGAAAGGTGGCGGAGAAGGGATTCATTAAAGGCAATTGCTATTGGGGTTCTATTTCTCCAACTGAAGAACCTCTCCTCATTACCTACAACGGGATCAAACTAAGTTGTACTGAATGGTCGAACTATTTGGCCCAGTACGAAAACTTGAATTTAACCCCGCAGCTCATTCGAGCCAGGTACTTTGTCTATGGGTGGGACGCGGAAAGGACCCTGACCACCCCATCTAGAAGCGTAAGAAAAAAATAGTCGCCTTTTGCGAATATTTTTTTTATCTATGCTAGTATAGTGGGCAGCAGACTAGACTGCTACATAGAATCCTGATTGGGAAGTGACCAGATAGGAGACTATTACTGTCTAGTTTGCTGTCTATTTTTTCGAGGATTAAACATGAGTCTGTCCGATGTTGAGGCGGAATTGAGCCAGAGATTGGCAATTGGTGAGGAATGGATCACGAAAAAAGAATTAATGGAGCTATACAACATAGCTAGTCTCGTTACATGCCGAGAATATCTATCTGTATGCGGACTACCTACGTCTTCGACTCAATATCACATTGAGAAGGAGATCCGAACTCGATTTCATCTGGCCTATAAGATGCGCCAAGAAAAGAAGTCGATGGCTCAGGTTAGGGCTTTCTTTCAGGGCAAAGACATAATTCCTGAAGATGAAGACTCCCTCGCTCAGGAGAATAGTCGGGAACAGCAACAGGAGATGTCTGGGTTTGCCATCCAGTTAGCTGAGAGGGTTATGCAGCAAGCACTAGAGGAAGCATTCGATCAAGTAATGCAACCTGATGTATTGGTGCCAATGGTTCAGAGAGTCATTGCCAATCGAATGCGATGCAATTCTGAGTCCATTCGCAAATCGATGAAGCAAGTAACCGAAAAAAAGTTATTGCTTCCCTCAGAAGACTTGCCAACCACTACGATCCTTATGTGATCGCGGCCATTGCAACCCTCATCTACAGGAAATTGAGCATTATGCAATACGAGCAGTTTGCCTTATTGGAAGAGTCCGAGATTGAAAGGACAGGTCAGAAAAGATTCCTTGGTGGGATGAGCATGGGGTTTTCAATCGCTGCGATCCCCCTTTCAATCTTCATTGCATTCGCGGATTTACCGCGAGAATACAAGTTCTTAAATCAGATCGGGGCTATCAGTGGTCTACTCTCGATCTTCTCTGTTGCTTCGGCAGCCTGGAAAGTCACCACCCCAACTGACGACGAAACTTTGAAAGGGGGCGAGGATTACTTTGAGAAAGCTAAACCTCTAGCAAGTCACTATTCAGCGCGAGAAGAGATTGAAGATTGCTACCCAATTCCCTCTGACATTCCTGACAGATCTAAGACTATGGCAGATTTCTTTCCCCCCTCTCCAGCTCCTGTTACTTTCACGTATGAGCCGGAGTTGGAGGAAGATCGCAAGCCGGAAGTGAAAGACAAGCCAAAAATAACTCCTTACTAGCTATTTGGGATCTCCACATGAAGCTTAGAATTACATCGACCGGATTCAAGTTTGATGGGACACCGGAAGAGCTGGTGGCTATGTCTCAATCGGAGATCCCGTATACAGCAATCAACGCTTATACAAGGCCCCGACTTGAGCAGCAACAGGCTTATCTGCAGCCCAAGCTAAAGGGTATTCCATCTTCCTTGTCTGATTTCAGACTGGATCATGGTGTTATCCCTGAAATCCCAGTTGTTGAAGATAAGTTGGCTAAGGCTTCCGAAGTAGTCAGGCTGAAAGGTCAAGAAGCACAAATAGAAGACCATGCTGCTGCTGAACCCACTCAAATCCAGACTGATACTAAATTGCAATTTGAGCCTGTAAAAACCTGGGCTCAGAAATGGGAGGTCATCCAAAAGGTTTTTGAGGTCGTGGGCTGGATGGCAGTTCTTTTAGTAGCTGGGTTTTTAATGGTGTCTGCCTATGAGCAGGGATTCTTTAACAGCGTTAAGCCATCTCCATCTTCTTCTCCTTCTCCATCTCCATCTCCATCTCCATCTCCATCTCCATCTCCTTCTGCCATTCCTTCGTCGAATGACATTAGGATTATTCCTGTTCCACCCCCACCCCCACCCGTAGGAGGATAACTATGATGTTTACATTCCACGATGATAAACCTGAGGATTACGCAATAGATGAGGAACCAAAATCTTCTCCTGTTAAGCACTCATCTGGATTCTCTGCGGTGATTACTCCTAAAAAAGCCTCCACTACCAATTGGATGGAGGTCTTTTCGTTCTTCGCTATGGGAGCAATTACTATTGCAATTCTTTCCAAGATCTTGTTCCTTGTTGGAATGCCTAAGATGGCAGGCTTTTTTGGGCTAACTGCTACGAGTTCTTTTATTCTTGGACTGGCTGTCCAATCGAATAATCGATCCCGATTGGTGGCTATAGCAGTCGGAACATTTGTCGGTTACTTACTAGTTTTGCTATGAAAACCCTAATTGTCAGAAACCAATCAGTGGAGATCACTCCACAGCAGGCTGGCTTTATTCAGTTGCAAGTTCAGATGGATGTTGAAATCCTCGCATCTGACTTGGTTGTAGCCTTCAATTTCATTGGAGCGCTAATGGAAAAAGAAATCCAGCTTACACAATTAGGAGCTCCACAAGAAGACATAGATAACTGTAAGCCACTATTCACGATCAACATAATTGCGTGGCTACTTTATTTGGGCTTCTTTACAGAAGACCTTGCACTAAGAAAGGCTTCTTTAGTTGAAAGAGCCATGATTGTCTTGCAGTCTTTGGATGATTTTGAAAGTGGCAAGTGACATACCAGGTTATTACGTGCGAATAATGGAACTATCAGCTTTAAGACGGAACCAATATATTAGAGCTGCTCATATCCCAGCTCTGGAGCTAGAAATTCTTCGTTTAGCTTCCGAAGAAGAAAGACAAAAACACTTCCGTTATTTGGTAGGGCAGCTAGTCTATACTGCACTGAGGGAAAGAGATTCAAGTCTGCTCAAAGACACGCGCAAGTATGCCCAAGACAAACATGGGATTAATCCCTCGGTTTTCTTGGACATTGAGCGGGAAGTGTCACAAGCAGCAAGCGTTCCTATCCTCTCAGAAAATATCATCCCAACCATTGCGGTTGAGAAAACTACTCCAAGGATCAACTCTCTTGCCGATAGGGGCAAGCTAATGGTTGAAGCCTGGAGCGCTCAAGGGATGAGGTGTGAATTAGTTGGCTCCTCAGAAGAACCGGCTAGATGCCGAATCTTCAAGTTTAAGAAGGACATCAACCAGACCTTTGCCAGCTTTAGTCGCTACCTACCGGAGGTCTTATCGAACGCAGGATATGATCCAGAATCAGTTATTCCGATCCTGGCTCTTCCTAACAATGAGTTCATGCTTCAAGTTCCCAAGTCGCCTTCGGAGTGGACCACTCTTTGGTGGTTCAAGGCCGATGAAGCTGAGAATCTTAAAGATCTGGTTGAAAATGTCAAGCAATACTTCCTTGAAAATCCCGACTCTTTCCCGGTCGGGCAGAAAGTATCCGGCGAACCTCTCTTGATTAAGCATCGTAACTCTACTTTCGCTATCGGGGACTCCCGCAGTGGGAAGAGCAACTTTCTTAGAATTCTCATTCTAGATCTCGTACTTGCTTATACCCGTCAGCAAGTTGAAATCTTCCTATGGGATTTCAAGATGGGCTTAACCTTTAATTGTTTTAAGGCAGCTCCACAAGTTACAAGCTTCGTCTTTAATGGCCAGGAAGGTCATGACTTCTTGGATGAGGCAAGAGAAGATATTGACTTCTTTTACGATGCTGCAGCTTATAGAGGAGAAATCTTTAGGAAGAGTGGAGTAACAGACATCCATGAATTCCATGAGAAGTTCCCGTTAGGAAAGAGACTCCCATACCTCTTTCTATTTATTGATGAATTAAGGAAGTGTAAGGAGTTGCTGGGAAAGGACTTGTTTGTTTCCTTCCTTACTGATGCCGTAACCCAGTGGCAGGCATTAGGCATTTATGTTGTCTGCGCAACTCAATATCCTGCACAGGCGGATTCATTGTCTCCTTCGGTAAGATCCTCATTCGTTAATAAGGTTTCATTTGTTACTTCAGATTCAGGAATTGGTCTGCTGTTTCCAAAGGGCTCTCCTGGTTTAAGGATTGTCCCTAGTCTCTTAGGGGGTGGGGACTTCTTTATTCAGAACTCAGGAAGAGGTCAGTGCCTTTTTCTGAATGATGCCTTGGTTCAAAAGATCATCAAGTTGCTATCTGTAGATACACCAGACTGGGAGGAGTGGAACTGATGAAGCGAATCTATATCCCCTTAATGATCCTGGCTGGCTTTTTTATAGGTTCTGTATCCGCAAACCTGGCTCTCAATCTAATCGCAAAGTCTACCAATCAAGAGCCAACCTATCAACTGACCTTGAACCGGAAGCTCGACTTTGTGAAGGAGCGTCATTACCTGGGAACAGCCCCTCTATATCATGGGAAATATGAGGGGTTTCTTCTGCAGCATATTGATACTGGCGAGTCTTTAGCCAGGTATAACATCATTCTTCAAGGGAGAATTCGGATTGCTGACATAGTTCAGCAGTCGAATGCCGTTATTCTTCCGGCTCCTACCTTTGAAGTCAGGATACAGGATCTTGGCATTACTCCAGTCAGGAAGAGCTGGTTTAGACCGGCGAATCCAACGGATCAAGAGTTGAATGAAGAAGCAAAGGCCAAGCTCTCCCTCATGCTGCGGAGGGAGTGTACTTCTTTGCTGGAGGAGGTGAATGATCAGGCCAAGGAATTCATTCAGCCTCTGGTTAATACCCCTGTAATCACCAATCTTGATCCATGCTTTCAAGACAGACAATAATTCTTGGTGGACTTATAGGATTATTCATCCTGGGCGGTGGAAAGAATTTGCCTCCGCCAAGTTCACCCGTGCCCTTGGTTTCTACTCCGACAAAAAGGCAAGTCCAATACTACTACAATTTATTCGATAGTAGTATGCTTATCAGTTGCCTAGTTGGTAGGGCTGAAGGAACCAAGGATCTTAGCTGTCAAAAGAATTCAGCATGGTATGGACATACAGATCCTGGCGATGGCTTATGGAACCGGGGTTGGTGTTCCTTTAGTTTAACCAGACATGGTATGAAAGTTGGAGATACCCCCGAAGAAGCAGATAAACAATGTCGCATTCTAATAGCGAAACGTGCTAAGATATTACAAGAACAGTTTGATAAGTTGCGGATTAAAACACATCCACTAGCAACTATCAATGCACTAGATTTGGCCATCCAGTCTCCGCAGGCAGCATTTGGGGATGAATGCAACCCCGGATATGCTCGGAACTTGAATGACTATATCTACGATAATCCGAAGGCTCCACTTCTAACTCAGATTATTGAGGCTAGAGTGAAGAGTTACTGGAGCAATTGTTCTGGTAAATATGAAGTTTGGTGCAAGTCCTATGAGTGCATCAAGGCAGACCAAGAGAGAAGGGTGTATGCTATCTTATCTGCATACAAGCAGATCAAATGAATAGGATCATTCGTAATCTCTGTCTAATAATGCTTGCGCTGAATGGTGCAGCATTAACAAGTCTGCTACAATGGGAAGTCGGATACAGCTTTTATCTTCTAGGACTCTCTTACCTGCTATTTGAGTACCTAGATTCTCCGAAGCATCCCAATCCCCGAGCCAGGGGTAAGTGGCTCCGCCTAAAAAGCAGGAAAATCTCACCTATATATAGAGGAAAACATCATGCCACGTCGGAAAGCTATTGTCGAAACAACCGAAGGAACCGAAGTGACCGAAGGAACCGAAGTGACCGAAGCCCCGAAAGCCAAGCGGAAGCGTCGGGTATTGACTCCAGCACAACAAGTGCAGGAGACACTGGCCAAACAGAAGGAATCTGTGGCCAAGAAACAGCAAGCGTTGGAAGCGGAAAGACTGAAGATTGAGCAAACCCTGAATCTATTCTTCCTGCAGATTCGTCGGACCGTTCAGGAGCTTCCTCTGGAGATGGCCGAGCAAGTTATCAACCAACTGCAGAAGGATCACGCTGACACTGTAGCTGGATACCCTCCGAATCTGAGCTCCAATGATGAGCCAGATGAAGAAGATGAAGAAGACGAAGATGAAGATACGGAAGAAGAAGATACGGAAGATTTGACTGAAGGTGCTACCGTTCCTGAATGGCAAGTTGCCTGATAAGCGATCGGTCTTTTGTCCTAAATAGCGGGTGTCTTTAATAGATGCCCGCTTTTTTATTCGACATTCCCCAGATCCTTCACTTCGACCTGCCTATCCCTTCTTGCCCTTTCTACATTCCGTTGAGCTACCCACCTTTCGTGAGCATCCCATGCTTGAGCTTCTGCTTGCTGCCTCCGGCCTACATTGGCATAGTTCGGATTCTCAGCGACAGTCCGCTGAAGTCCTTTGATGTAGTTAGCGTGATGGGCTCCACTTGCAAGCCCTGCAGCTCCAGCAAGTAAAGACATGATTGCATAATCTTTAGCATCAATTGTGTCTCGACTACTAAGCATTGCCTGACCAGCATCAGCAATTCCTACTAGGCCGAGTCCCCCAAGGGCTGCGGCTGCTGGATGAGTTACATAGGATGTGTTTGCTGGTCCTATTTTCTCGCCCAGCTTGCTTACTTGATTACCAATCCATTGACGCATGGCTTCCTCAGAGGTTGTTACAAGTTTGTAGTTCAAGCAATAAATCAATCGCTTTATTCATAGCTTTTTCTAGCTTCGTATCAACTTTAATGTCAATCTCTCCAGATTTCTCCACGGATTGAACACGTCTTTTAACTTGCTCATACTTCAAGTAGACAACGCAATCTGCTACTTCTTCAATGGCCTGTCCGACCCCATTAGTTCCTTGAGGACCAATGAATTTGCCTGCGGGTGTACAAGCGGATAGGGGCGTACCATATTTCTGGATTGCCAATTCTTTCCTTTGGTTGAAAACCGGGATTAATGCTATCAATTCTGGTCTATCTTTTTGAGTCGCCAGATTTCTTAAAATCAGATCTACTACTGGGAGACCCCAGCTTGATTTGCTTAGGTTTGATTGCATAAGTTAATCGGTTTTTCCGAGGGTTTAAGTTAGAATTATTTTAGCATTTCTAGGACAAAAGACATGGCTCTAGTTTTTGACCCCAGTACTGGTGGGTATTCAGTTGCGGGCCACCCTCGCAGTTTGTATCCAAGAAAGAATATTCTGACCAGCCAGGGCTGGGACCAGATGGCTCTATCGGATTACGAGCCCATTATTGACCCGACAACGGGTGAGCCTATCCGGGACCACTACGGAAACCCCCAATACAAGCAGGTTAGAGACACAGGAACTGCTATCACGGGTCGGTTTCCAGTGGTGGGAAGCTCCTATGCGACAGATGAATATGCCAATTTAAGCCGCAGTCCTGGTTTCTTGTCTGACCTGTGGAGAAAATTACAAGGGGCTAGCTCGGGCATTGGATCGGAGCTGAAGGCAGATCTCTATGGTCCCCCAGTCAAATCAGCCCCTCCAGCATGGCCAATTGATCTTGGCATCGGAGGACAACCAGCAACAATGGCTGATTATTTCGCAGCACTTAAGGCGCAAGATCAACCTATTCCTTTCGCCGGTGGGGGAATGGTTGACAAGCTAGAAGCGCTGAAGGCACAAGAAGTGTCTGGTGTTACTGCGAAAATGAAAAAGATTGAAGATGTCAAAAACCTAGAAGCAAGAGTTAAGGCGGCAAAAGCGGCTCTTCAGGACAACCTTAAGCAGGCATATTACCGTAAAGTTCTGGAGCAAAGATTCCCAGGTATCAAACTAGATGGAGTTCCATTAAATACCGGATGGGATATAGAAAAGGCTCTGGGTTTACCTGCTGAACAGTTAGTAGGTATGACTAAAGAGACTGGTCTAAGATCTGCCCTTTCTGAGGCTTTAAGACTAAGAAATCTTGCCCCTGCCGAACCCGGTAAACTGTCTGATCAAGTTCTTGATCCTCGCCTTAAAGCTTTAATTGAAGCTGAAAACATCCCACGAATGGATGCTGCAGGCAACGATCCAAGTAGAGCGGATCTTGCTTTGCTTCTAGAGCATGGAATAGCAGATGAAGAGGATCTACTGGCATTTCCAAAGGCTCGGGCTGCATGGAAAAGAATGAAGGCGAAACAAGCGGAAGATATTGAATTCAATAAACGGCTTGCAGCTCAAGGTGGTGTAGTAGAAGATCCAAGACTTTTTGATAATCCACATACGGTATATGGTCCAGGAGGACCTATACCCGTAGCTCCCAGAGAAATTGAACAAATTCCGCAATGGTTACATGATGCAGCACACCCAAAACCTACTGCTGATCAAGTAGGCGATGCCAAGGAAGTAGTTAGAGAACAGCAAGAATATAACCGGGATATTAGAAGACTGCTTGCTGGTTCGGCCAAGATGGAAGGTTGGGATCCTGTATCTGCTCCTTACCATGTAGTTCAACAAAGACTAACGGGTGCTAAGAAAGGAGATAAATTTCCGGGTGGAGTTGTCTACAATCCTGAGCATTTACAAGGGATTTTAGACAATCGTGCGATTATTGCAGCACATGCTCTCAATGTGCCAGAACGCAGATTTACTCCTCACATGCCAGTTTTAGACTGGTGGATGAATCCCAGGACTCAAGAGAGTAATTTTCAGAATCCAGATTGGCAGAACGATTATCCCAGGAATATCACACTTCCTGACGGAAGAATTGTCCAGACTGCTTATACAGGAGAAGAAGTTCTAGCCGATATTAATCGGCAAATTGCTTCCCCGTATGGATTTGAAAAGGCAGGTGTTCGGGACTTAACCCCTGGACAAATGCAAGCTATCTATGACCAGAAGAATCCACTAGAAACTGCTGAATTAGAGCTTAAGCAACATGCCTATGATTCCCAAATGGGAATTAAGAATGCTGGTCTTCAAGCTTATGGCATTCGAGATCCTGAACTGGCGTTAAGAGAGGGAGGTTATATTCCTAGCCTCAAGCATTACGCCAAGAAGGATAAGTCTGGGAGATACATTAACTCCTACCGGACTAATGTTGAGGCTAGGAACGCAGCCAAAAATAACATTCTGTTCAATCAAGCCTTGCTTGATACTGAGATTGGAAGGACTATCCAACCTTTCTGGGCAGAACGGAATCAGATGCTGAAGGTCGATGCGAATAGACCGGAATGGTGGGGGAACACTTTATCTCAGTCTGGAACGAACTACGATTACGCCATCCGCCCAACCCCTATCGATGTCGAGAAGCAGAAAGCTACCAGACAGCTCTTCGATCTTTACAGATATGGAGGCCAGGGGCAGACAGCTTATCACGATCCTTTGGGTGTCTACAATAAAGCTGGAGGCCGTCCTGCATTTTCTAGTACTGGTCTGCTTAAGCCTGGTTCTAGCGTTCTTGATGCTAGTACTTATAGTTTAGGTTCTGACAGGCTAGGAGTTGCATACCCTCAGTCTGCATTTTCTAGCGCTGGTCTTGCTAATGCAGTAGAAACTGTTCCCTCAACATGGGCTCCAGACGGTCGGTATACTCCAACCGATCCTGCATGGATGGGGCTGGAATCTTATCGTCCATCGCGAGCTATTAGAACTCAAGCTCCTTCGATTCTTGATCAGTTTCAGGGAATGACTCGGATAAAGGATCAATTATCCAGGGCTCCTGGTCCTATTGCTCCTGTTGTATTACAACAACTTCTACCTGAAGTACGTCAAGGTCCTGCATCAACTTTAATTCCAGGTAGAGCTCTTGCCGAACTTGGAATTAATCGTGTTACTGCTCGGAATACTGAAGATCCTTGGGCTGTAGTTAGAAGAGCTGGGAAGTATAAGCGTACTCCTTTCCCTCTTGGGGCGGAAGATCTTTCTACTCCTGCTACTCGCGCCTATGCAGAGAATGCCATGTTCCAAAGCACTAAGCCTTTTTATCCATCTGTCATGGATAGGAGTGCTAAGTCTTTGCTACCCCAGCTTCGACCTTTAGAGTCTGGTAGAGAAGCCTATCTCAGACTTCAAGAAAAGAATGCTGATGATATTGCAAGATATGGTGTTGCTACTTCTCCTATGTTTAATGCACAGGAGTATGTTGACAGCCATTACGGTGGCTTTCGTCCAGAAGAGAAAGCTGCAATCGCAGCATCGATGAATGAGTCGGCACTTGATGCAACTCTCGGTGATAGTGCGAGTAAGGCTCAGAGAATGGCTCGTAATTTGGGCGATGCTCTTGGCCTTCAAGCTCGGGCTGACATCGGTTGGGACCCAGCATTGAAAACCTGGCAAGGAGTTCAAGGTAAGAAAGTTTACGATGTCGGATCTACTCAGAGAGCACAACTAAGAATACAAGGTTTGCAGGAGGAGCTTGCAGATCCAGCTAATCAACTGCAACGAAAGTTGTCTCCCCAGTTTGATAGCATGATGAGACAAAAAGAGGAGACAATTGCAAGCTTAGGAGCTTTTATCGCTCCCAAGACTGCTCTTCCTCCTTATTCTTCGGTTCCTGCTAATCGTCCAGTTCTGAGACAGATGTTTGCGGAGGCTGCTAATACTGGAATTGGCCCAGAGTTTAGACAGTTTGATGCTAGAGGCTTAGATCAACAGCAGAAAGTTAGTGAATTACTTGATGTTGTTATTGCTAACGAAGAGTTAAAGACAGGAAGACCAACTTTGATTCCTCCAGTCGAGCCTATTCGGATGCTGGAAGAATCAGAAAGGTTGCCTTGGCAAAGTACTAAGAAAATGTGGACTTCGGGATCTAATGCCAGAGGTTTGAGCTCCGTTCAACCGAAGTTAGCATCTCATCTTATGGAGAAGGGTCTGCCAGGTATCTTAGCCCTAGCTTACGATACTAAGCAACCAGTCTTCCAAACCCCGTCTCTAGCTTTTGGAGATCGTGGGATCAAGTTAGCTGGAGAGAGAGATGCTCTTATTTCCCCGGAGGATGTAACAGAACTCTATCGTGAGACTCTACCTGAGGGTCATGCAAAATATGAAGGCATGAATTGGAGAAGTGGAGCTCCCGTCCAGTTCGAGCCTGCAGGTCGCTATAGCGCACCAAATGAGCGGGATCTTATTGTTCCTGAGAAAATGATGGTTGCAGAACGCGATCCTCAAATTCAAAAGGCTAGAGATTATCTAACTGCTCATGGTAGACGCTGGACCTTTGGGGAGGAAAGCCCTAGAGAAGCCGGTGTTATTGGCAAGATGCAAGCTGGTAATCTGGGTGCTCTAGAGATGGTTGAAGAAGCGAAGAATCTCAATATCCAAGACTCGATGCTTCGTAGCCTGCATGGTGGGAGTTATGGATTTACTCCATCCCCACTCTTAAAGCAATTTGTTTCAGATAATCAATCTGAAATACAAGCGGCTAATGAAAGAAGACAAGCTCGTAAACAGGAAGCTATTATTTCTGCTGCACAACCTGAGAAGTTTGGAGTTGTTACTCCTGCTTTCTCCGATGACTATCTTGGCAGCAGGCTCACTGGGAAGAGCACGGCAACCAGTCAAATCTTAAATGATGCGCTAGAGGCGCAAAGAACTACCGTGGCAAAAATCGAAAGACCTGATTTCTATATTGATCCCGGAGAGACAAGACAGATTGGATTTGTTGATCAAGAAAGGAACTTTGTTGAACCGGGTAGAACCAATCTAGAGATGGCGCAAGTCCAAGAAGTTCGAGAACCAAGAGTAAGATTAACTTCTCCATCTGATCCTAGCGATTTAAGAGCTAGGGCTGCCGCACTACTTGAGAAGAAAGCAGCGAGATCTCAGTCAACCTATCAACCTGATTTAGGTCGGGATGTCCGCATTCAAAGACCAACAACTGATGTAGCTGAAGATCTCCTGTCTACCATTCGCCGCACTTATCGGCGATAATAGGGTGGGATAGTTCCTTGTGGGTGTAGTTAATCTACACCCCTTTTTTTATGAATCAATGCTCAGTCTGCGGAAACAAAGGGTATTATCTCAAGCTCTCTCTGGAAATCCCGAAGGTTCCTGTAAAGGATGGAGTTCCAGTGCGTCGAATCGAGCAGAAAGTTGCTTGCAATTGTAAGCTTGGAAGACTATGGTGGGAAGCACAAGTAGAAAATTGGAAGATATAATATGAGAATTTTAGTTTCAGATCTTCGGATCCTGGGAGAAAGCTTAGACGAAATAGAAAGATTGTACACACTGGGTTTTGATTACTCTACTCAGAACCCTCTTGTGAGGGGTATTAATTCTACACAGATTGGTGGAGACATAATAGTAACTATATGGCTTCACGATAATAATAAGGCAGTAGATCGCAGTATCATCAACATCGCATCCGGGAGAGATGGACAGCCTCCGATTTCCACAGATAGTCTAGACCCTATTAATAAGGGAGGCTATTTTTTGGAGGTGTGCAGGGTATGGCCAAAGATGACAACTGGTACAAAAGAAGAAGAGTGCTTAGGTCGAATATTTATATTTGACAACCCAGCAAGTACATCAAGACTTTACTTGAATGTCATGACTTCCAAATTCTCGGAGTACAAGAATGGAAAAACTTAAATCAGCAGAAGACCTCAAGAAGTTCAAACGTCAACCCAAGTTCAGCGAGCATCGATTGATTACCGTACCAGTTGCAGATAGCGATCTCCTCTTTGATGCCGAAACAAGACCTCCATACATTTTTTATATTGAAGGTCGAGCTTGGTTTCATATTCTAGGTTTCAGCTTTCCTGGGTTTTGGACAGGAAGAATTAGCCTGGTAGATGCTACTCATGCTTTTAAGATCTTGGAGATTCTTTCAGCTCAACCCGCACAGAAGAGATTTTATCTTTTGGGTGGAGCTCTCTTACACAACTATGGTAGTCGTAAAGTCTATCAACTTTGGGTAGGTAATCTAGACAGTTGTGACGAATTAAGGGTGGTGACCTATAAATGAAGAAAAGAATTCAGACAGTATTAGGGAGCACTCCAGTTAAGGTGACTGTGATAGCCAGCGACAAGAGAAGTACTAGCTATTTCATTTGCACCCTAGAACAATTCCAAGAGGCTAAACCTACCATCATAGATGGGCTGACAACAGTTGTAACCGAGGATGTAGCCACATACTTCGGACAAGAAGTCCTTAACCTAGCCTATAGAATGCAAGCTGGGGAGGTGATTTCTTTTTTGGCTGAATTAGTCCAGGAGATCTAGCATCTCCAATCCAGGGGCAAGTATCTTCGATCTAAACCTAGAAAAACAGGAGCTAAAAGTATGAGCAGTTTATTCGAGATTTCCGATGCAATTCTTCATCTGAATGACCAGCTGGATAATCTGGATGACGAAGATCTAGATGATGAGGCTCTTGCAACTATTCAAGAGTTTTTGGCAGGACTTCTTAAGGAAACAATTAATCAGCGGGACCATAAGCTGGATAATTATGGAGCTCTTATCAGAGAAATCAAACTCCGAGCTAGTGTTAGAAAGCAAGAGGCTGAAAGGTTGATTAAGCTTTCAAGATTCGATGAGAATAGAGCTAATCGGCTTGAAGAGTGCTTGTTCAAGTTCCTGGCTGCTCACAATCTGAAGAAGCTCGATACTACCAGATTCCGATTTTCTGTTTGTGTCAATGGTGGAAAGCTTCCCCTGGTACTCGATGAAGAACTAGAACCAGATGACTTCCCAGAAGAGTACACTTATCCAGTGACGGTAGTAGACAAAGTGGCTATTCGAGAAGCATTAGAAGCAGGGAAAGAACTTACCTTTGCTAAACTTGGTGAACGAGGATCCCACTTAAGGATCAGATGAAACTAGAGGTTCAAAGGTTGCGCGGCGGATCCTGGCATTTTAAGTCCTGGTTCTGCCGCTCTGCATATCATGGCTGCTTCATTAAAAGCGTTCCAACTAGTGATGTTGGTTTTCGGATTCTAATTAGGAGGCGAAATGGAAAGCTTTATCAGTAAAATTGTGCGTGGTGCTTCCTGGGCGTGCAATCTCACTATTTCCTACTCGGCTTTTCGTGAAGAGGTTGGTCCAGTAGCTAGAGATGATTCTATTGGTTTTCGGATTGCAATCAAGGAGAAAAATGAAAAGACCTGTTAGGATGATGTTGCGTAGTAACCCCTGGAGTATTTGCCTCTGGGGTCGCTCGGCTTGTCGGCTTGACAACGATCCCAATAATTATGATCCTGATATCGGTTTTCGAGTTGTGATTGGGAGGAGAAATGAAAAGACCAGTTAGTAGATGGCCTTTGTTACGTGGTGGTTCCTGGCATTTCAATCCCGATAACTGCCGCTCGGCGTACCGTAGCGGAAACAATACCCTCTATCGGTTTAATAATGCCGGTTTTCGGATTGTCAAGGAGGGAAATGAAAAGACTAATTAGGAAGCTGTCTTTGTTACGTGGCGGTTCCTGGAGTCTTGAGACTAATTTTTGCCGTCCCGCGTTTCGTGGTGGAGACTATTCCGATTACCAGGATAATGACATTGGTTTTCGAGTTGTGATTGGAGGCAAAAAATGAAAAAGTTTATCAGTAAAGCAATCCGCAGCGGTTCTTGGTATAGCTATGCTGATTCTAGCCGAACGGCTTATCACGATCTGCAGGATGTCTGGAATCGGAATAACTATATTGGTTTTCGGATTGTAGTTGCAAAGAAAAAGAATGAAAAAGCAATCTGAATTCCATAAGATATTGCGTGGTGGTTCTTACCTTTTTGATCCTGAATACTGCCGGTCTGCATATTGGTATGTTGGCCGCCTTGTATATCGTGATCACCACTACGGTTTTCGGATTGTTATTGGAGGAGCAAGCCATGAAAAGCAGAAGCTTTAAGAGTCCTATTCTTCGTGGCAACTCTTGGCTGAATAACGCAAAGAATTCCCGTTCAGCTTGTCGTACTTGGTATGACGCTACACTTGCACTTAATAACTTTAGTTTTCGAGTTGTTGTTAGAGGAGTGAGCCGTGAAAACATGGAAGACAGCGAGGGGCAGCGCTTGGAACAGCAGACCTAGGAAGTGCCGTTCGGCTTCCCGAGAAAATGATGCCCCTGATCAAGATAATTACTGTTATGGCTTTCGAGTTGTGATCAATAAACCATGAGTCAGAAAATAGCGCGTGGTAATTCCTGGTTTGGAAATCGTACTTACTCTAGATCAGCCTCCCGCAATGTTAGCATCCCCAGGTATGATGAAGATATTTTTGGCTTTCGTATTGTGATCAAAGATAAACCATGAGTCAGAAAATAGCGCGTGGTAATTCCTGGTTTGGAAATCGTACTTACTCTAGATCGGCCTTCCGCAATGTTAGGACCCACAGATATGATGGGGAGATTTTTTTTGGCTTTCGGATTGTAATGAAGAAAAACCATAAAGTAAAGACAATGCGTGGTGGATGCTCGGGCAACGACATAGAATATTGTCGCTCTGCATCTCGTACTATGAGCGGATCACACAATGCCAGTTTGATTATCGGCCTTCGAGTTGTGAAATGAAAAACGAAAAAGAAAAATCAATCCGCAGCGGATCCTGGGTTGCTAATGACGATCTCTGCCGCTCACCCTTTCGTTCAAGAGAATCTAACAAGTACTGGGACAACTACATTGGATTCAGGATTCTTATCAAGAAAAAGCCATGAGGTACAAAAAGAAGATACTAAGAGGTGGAGGTGGGACTATTATTCCCAAGTACTGTCGGTCAGCCTATCGAGTCAACCATTATCTTCCTTACAGCTTTGAGCGATTCTTTGGATTTCGGATTGTTGTTAGAGGGACAGGAAGTGAAGGAACTTAAGTCTATACGTGGTGGTTCTTGGGGTGATTATTCAGCGTTCTGTCGGTCGGCTGTTCGGAATGACTATCACTCCAACAATGACCATGATAACCGTGGCTTTCGGATTGTAGTTAGAGAGTACAAGAATGGAAGAGCAAATTAAGTACAAGTCTCAGCGTGGTGGGTCGTACTATAACTTTCCCTGGCCCTATCGTTCGAGTTACCGCATTAGGAGTAACTCCAAAGATGCTGATTCTCTTCTCGGTTTTCGGATTGTAATCATTGTTCATTTATTCGTGAGAACAACTATGCCTGAGTTTCAAATTGAGATGGTGAATATTCCTGCTGGAGAATACGTGATGGGTTCTCCAGACAATGAACCTGGTCGCTTCTCTGATGAAGAGCAACACCTGGTTAAGCTTGAGGGTTTCAGGATGAGTAAGAATCTAATTACTCAGAAAGAGTGGAGGTTTGTTGCCAGCTTGCCACAAATAGATATTCCACTGAAACCTAGCCCCTCCTATTTTACGGGGGACGATCTGCCGGTGGAATCTGTTAATTGGTATGAAGCAATCGAGTTCTGCAAGCGTCTTTCAATTTACCTGAATGAGGAGGTAACTTTACCCTCTGAAGCTCAGTGGGAGTATGCTTGCAGAGCAGGAACCACTACTGCCTACTACACTGGAGAGACATTGGATCTGACGGAGGCGAACTTCTGGGCTGAAGGAAGTCCGAAGAAGACCACCCCGGTAGGAACTTATCCTCCGAATGCCTGGGGACTGCATGACATGCACGGCAATCTGTGGGAATGGTGCCTAGATGATTGGCATGATACCTATGAAGGTGCTCCCACTGATGGCAGTGCCTGGATTGATCCAGAGTAGTACATCGAATATCACATAGTCGGTTGGGCAGGGGGTTAAGACTCCACTAGTGGTCCCTTCCCTATTGGCAGCTAGTTTACTAGTTCTGGAATAAGTCCAATATGCTATCCGACGAATAACACAGTAGCCTACATGAATAGAAGCTACTGTGTTATTTCTAGTGTTAAAAAAGAACCTCTCAAAGAAAGACCTCTCAAAGAAGACCCTCCTAAAGAAAGACCTCTCAAAGAAAGACCTCTCAACCTATGTCACATTTTGATGATTTACGATATTTCGCAAAGAGATTCAGTGACGAATGGACCAAAGAATTTGACAAAAAATTTGACAAGGAGGATGAACTCCAACCCCCTGTAAAGCCAATGTCGTATTACGATGAGCTACGAACTTATTTGAGCACACCTAATGAGGAGAACAAAATGGCTAGCGAGAAAAAAGATATTATCTTGGCGGAAAAGATCTATCGGGCGGATTACAGACCTGATGATCCGTCTAAGTATTCCCGGTTTAATTTAAGTGATGTTCTGCTTTATCGAAGTATTTCAGAAAACCTTGAGAATGAAATCGAGTCTATCGTTAAGCCTGGAGTCAGTTTGGTTAAGGTCCAGTTCGCGATTACGATTCTTGAGCACATCCCACCAGAGCCAAAAGAAGAAAATTTCTGAATAATCGCTCAACATAAGATAAGGTGAGGGGGTACATTGCTATCCCCCACTTTATTTTCGTTTGAAAGTGTATTGCGTTTTTTTTCGTGTCATGCTACAATTTTTGTAAATTTGGAGGTTTTATCATGTCAATTCAGACTGAAAGTGCAACTTTGATGTTGCCGGGATGCTTCCAGCGTACCATTCCTTACCTGGAAACCCTGCCTGAAGTAGAGGAGACTTCGACCTATCATCCTTTGACCCATATCCAGTTGATCACGCTGATCGAATCAAAGATTCAAACCCTGGATGGTTATGAACTGGTTCCGTATACCTGGAATGCTCCTATCGAGGAGTTAAAACCAGAGGACCAGGTGAATGAAGAAGGTGTAAATCGTTTTAAGACTATTACTCAGGACTTTGCAATCGGGACGAATCGAGCAGGGACTACATTATTTGGCATTGCTCAACTGCGGGCTACCAACGCTCAGAACCCTCACCAGCATTTGGCGGTAGGGTTTCGTAACTCGACCAACAAGCAATTCGCGGTCGGGTTTACTTGCGGAGTCAAGACTTTAATTTGCAGCAATCTCTGCATGTCTGGTGACTTTGTTGGGTATGCCAAGCACGTCCACAAGGTTGATTGGAATGACTTGATCGATCAAGCATTCGAGGCTGTTCCCCTTCGGTATGCAGATCTGACTGAAAAGATTGAGGGCTTGCGCGAGAAGAAGTTTACTGATTTTGACTCCGCAAAAGCCTTTACTCTGGATGGAGTACTCAACAAAGCTATTCCTCCCAATATGGTGCAGGATGTCTGGAAGTACTATATTGAGCCGACTCATGAAGAGTTTGCCTCTGATGGTTGGACTCAATACCGTCTCTTACAAGCACTGACGGAAGCCTACAAGAAGGAGAACTCAGTGTCTCAGTACTTACAGCAAACCATTTCCATGAACCGAATGTTCGGGTTTATGCCCAAAGAAATGTGATTAATAGATAGAGGCATTTCCAATCCTGGGGCCTCTATCTTCGATTTGTCAAAATGCAAATACCTGAGGCTAGTATTATGGTTGCAAAGAAAGAGAACCCAGCTATCGAAGTGGAAGTGATGACCGAACGCAGTTATCAGTCTCCGGTTTCCGAGGAGGTCAAGCAGTTAATGATGCACCCCGCTATGACTAGTGCTACAACTACTGTTGCACTAGGGCAGATGATTGCTATCAACACCAAGCCCGCTCCCTATCATGGATATTTCCTGAAGGCGACAGATGCAGCACTTTCTGGCTGGGTATCTGAATATCAGCCGAACTACACACATCAATTCGCTGGACGAGCGGGACAGCCTGGTAAGAAGGAACTGGGATACCTATTTCATGGGCTGGCAGATGATACTCTTGGGATTTCAGCCGACAAGTTCCCAGCTCCAATGATCCAAGTGCTGGGCCATATTGGACCTTTCATTGAGATTCAAAGAGGCAATGCAAAAGAATGGGCTCCTCCCATCGGATTAGATGGCAAGCCCTTGACCGGAAAAGACGGGATCGAGATTCGTCCTGGTGACTGGGTTGGCGAATATCAGTTGGGAGGAAAGAATCCTCTCTATGACTATATCAAGAAGCAGGGTATGGCTTCCTTGCGATCTGTTTATTGGATCTTCCTGTGGGAGAGAGTCAATGGCAAACTGCAGCCAATGCACAGACTGCCCCTAACTCTTCCAATTCATGGATCTGCTGCTCGCTCGCTGGGTATGAGCTTAGTGCAATTTCGTAGCCAGTGTGCTACGTTATTTGCCACTCTAACTGAGCAGCCAGTGAAGACGAACTGGAGCGACCAGTTCTATGCTAATTTCCTGTTCATTCCGGTACTTCACCCGGAAGATCAAGGTGAAGGCAAAACCAGTCTCTGTACCTGCATTCAAAGCTTCAGTATTATCCCGATGCTAAACGAAGAGCAGATTTCGGCTACTCAATTCTTTTATGCACAAGGACAGCTAGATTCCCTTATGGGATCCTTTGCGGAAAAGTCGGACTTTCACCGCATCATTGCACTACCCCCTGCCTCAATTGAGGCGACAATTGAAGGGGACATGGGCGATGAATTTCCTACAGCTCCCTTGATGCTAGAGGGTACGGTAGAATAAAGCGGTACATGTGATTCTCCTTGAGGATGGGTGACTAAATCGCAAGAAATAGTCACCCTTTTTTGTCTATCAATCATCATGAAATCATTAGAAGAAATCGCAATAATTACAATCGATCGATGTTGGTTAATCATCGAAGAGTATTCACAAGAGCTAGATTTATTGCCTCCCGAAGATTCCACTTTTATTTGGGGGACTGCGGAATTATTTGGAGGGTATCTCTCAAATATGATCCAAGGAAGATGCTCATTAGCTGAGTCAATCGAATTTGATCTGAATGATTGTGTGATGACTCGGCTCAGAGATGTCAAGACCATCTGGAAAAAATGTAGGGCTCTAAGAAGTGGATAAATGCTAGAATATCAACAGTTTACTACTGTTGATCATGCCTAGCAAATTACCAAAACCTAGAATTGGACGAATCTATGATACCCCTTGGGGACCAAGAGCTTCTGTCACCTCAATCATTGAAGCGACAGCCCCAGTTAGTGAGAGGGCGGCCCTGGAGAAGTGGGCGGAAAAGCAGAAGAAAAGAGGAAAGCCTACTTCTGCAAAGGACGCTCAAGAGAGAGGGACTGCAGTTCACGCTTTAAGAGTTTTATATCTTGAGGCGAAAGAGAGAGGGGACTCAACTGACATCATGGATCTAATTGCGTTGCTAAAAATAGCAGATAAAGGCGCAGATTTTATCCAAGAAGTCTATGATCTTTTTGTTCAGCTGGTTCCGTATTATGACAACTACGGAGATATTTTCTGGTTAGAAAAGCCAACAGCCCATCTACTTAGGATAGAGCCTGGAGCAAAGAAATATCTCAGCAAAGATGAGAATGGAGAAGAGAGAGGCTTCCTTTCGCATCCTGATTTTGCTTACGCTGGATGCCCCGATGATATTGTCGTGCTCAACTATAAAGGAGAGCCAACAATTACCTTGAATGATCTTAAGACTTCTAAGCGTGCCTATAGAAGAGATAGACCACAACGACCAATGAATGGGGTCTATGCAGATGCAAAGAAAGAACTGACTTTAATTACGAATGCTTTGCAAGAGGCAAAGGAAAAAGAAGGGATTGGGTTTTTCACAGAAGAAGAATTAGAAGCGGCTACTGCATTACATGCCGGAAAAGCGATGAAAGAAGTGAAGGCTTATAGAGAAGCTTCTGCAGGTCATCACTCTTTCAAGAAGTGCTGTATGCAGATTGCTGCTTATCGTCCACTAGCAGAAGCTTGCCTGGGAATCAAAATTCCTAAGCTAGCTATCACTGTCACCAGTCCAGGAAGAAAACAGTTTTTCCAGCTTTCTCCCAGAGAGATGGTAACTGCTGAAGTCGAGTGGAATAAAAGATTAGAACAATTTGTGGGAGAATACAGTGACGGATTACAGAACTTCGCTAGAACTACAACAACTTCTTAAGACATTATCTCCATCTGATATGAAGTTGTATCAGCATTTGCTAGAGCTTTATAGCCCGAGTGAGCTTATAAAAGCTCATAAGATAAAGAAGAAGCTGTCAGACATCGACGGGATTGACAAGGTTTCAGCTCAGTATCGATACTGGCGAGCTTTAGAGATGAATCCAAAAGAGACAATGGAGATCGATGGTAAAGAGATTCCAGTTTGGCAGGAGTCGGAAGGTTTTCTTCCTGGATGGAGTCTCGACAAAGCTCGGGTAACAGCTCACATTCATCGGAAGACGATAGAAGCAGCTTTGAAGATCCAAAAGCACCATGACCCTGACTTCCAGATGACCATCCTTCGGTATTTTCCAGATATTCCCTAGTCAGAAAATTCTTGTTTTTCTGACGGTGTAAGAGTATCATGGGAGAACAAAAACAAAGAAGCCAGTGGGGACTGGCTTCTAGCGGGGTACAGGTGTGCGCGATTCGGATTTTTCTGCTCGGACAAATCCTGAGTGCCTGATTGATCAGGGACTACAATCTAGCATACACTACCTCTCCAAAACTTGCAAATCTGGAGAAGGACATGGTAGTAGAGGTTTATGCGCCAGTTGCTATTAGAGGCTTTGCGTTTGAAGTCAACAGATATGTCAGGAACAAGCAAGTTCTAGTCGATTCAGAATTCCCTCATGTGATTCTGAATTCCAGCTACACTCGGATTGAAGGGACAATTCATGATGTAGCGAGGGAGATCCAGCAAGGACATGCAATCTGTGGATCTCTTTTGAAGCAAGGGGGCAGAGCAAAGAAGACTGATTACTTCGATGGGATTAACTGGCTAGTTATTGATATAGATAACAAGACCCCCGGAAGAAAGAAAGGCGAGAAAACAGAGATCTATGATCGTAATCACTCAAGACATGTTTCCATTGCGGGTGTTCTTCAAAACCCATTCGTCAGATCTTATGCCTCTCTGATCTACACTACCCCTTCTCATGATCCACAGGAAACGGGAAGAGATTGCTTCCGTATTATTTTTTGCCTTTCAAGGCTGATTGAAGATCAGAAATTAGCGTCAAAGTTAATTGTCAATCTTCAAAACTTTTTGATTAATGAGGGATTCGATCTGGATGTGGTTTGTAAGGATCCATCCAGACTTTTTTATGGGAATGATCAAGCCATCATCCCATTAATCCAGGATGTGGGATTGCCAGAATTCTTCATCGATGCTGCAATTAAACAGCTTGAAGAAGAAGCTAAGATCGACTATGAGGCCAGAAGTCGCAAGCCCATATTCCATGAAAGATCTACAGATGGAATAGCATTTGAGCACCTCCCAGAGATTGAGCTGGTTCAGTATATTGAGCAAGCTCTGAATTGGGTTAATGCTGATTCATACGATACCTGGTTTCGTATTGGTGCAGCACTAAAGTCTGCGGAACAGAAACTAGGATCATTGGCTTTCCAGTTGTGGGATGATTGGTCGAAAAGCTGTCCATCGAAGTATGATGCTGCAGCAACTCGAAGAAAGTGGGATCAATTAAATAGCTCGGGAATCACCTTAGGTACTCTCTTTTTCTTTGCAACTAATGCAGGGATGGAGAAGACAGGACTTAAACAGTTCCTGCGCAATCAACGATTCCAAAGTAATCAGATTGCTAGACCGCAAAGAAATAGAGCTCACTTCCAAAGTCTGATTACAAAGATTCCCGAAGTGATTTCTTTTTTGCAGGATGACACTTTAGGTGTTGCATACGAAAAGCTAACTGATGCTAATGATGATTTCTTCATTTTTCCCTCCAGTACAAGATCAGCCTTTGGAGTTTATTATCCCCACCCCACCGGCGACACCCCTCTTAAGCGGGTCAAGCTAGTTAAAGCTGACCCCAGCTCCAGATGGAAGAGTGTAGATTCCACTACTTCCTTGGTTCCATATTATCTTTCTGAGGCTCTTGCTGCGATAGAAAGCGCAAGGAATAATGGATCGAATGTTAATTCGATTCTGGTAGTAGAAGAACCGGAAGTGGCAGCATTACTAATTAAGTATTGTCACACTCCGGTTATTTCTTTGAGTGAGCCCGGTCGTGTGGATTGGATCAGGCTTGCAGTTATGTTGAAAGAAAAGAATCTGTTCCCTGTGTTTATTCCAGGTGATTTTAAGTCTCGCGATACCGTGAGGCTTGATGAGAGACTGGAAAAAATCCGTTCTGAATTTCACGGGCAAGAATGGCCATTTCTTTATTTGCCATTCAAATCAAGTAACTTCAAAGCAATGAAAGATGATGAACTATCAGAAGACTCAGAAAGTGTTGAATTGCCTTTTGGGGATGATCCCGTGGCAGATGCCTGGGGTCATATCGGCGGAGCTGCTGCAACTGCCAGTCAAGAGTACATTCAATCGTTAGAAAGTTCACTCACTGCCTCTATTAGTACCCCAAGAGGGGGACATCCCGAGCTACCCAAGAAGACTGTTGCCTATGCCGCAGATATTAAGGAGCTCTGTGAATCTTATCTAAGATGGGATTCCGCAACTAGGCAGTGGATGGGCTATGACTGGAAGAAGCCTAATCAATGGGCTCCTGTTAGCTCCGAAACAGTGATGCGGGAAGTTATTTCTTCTCATCTTGAAAATCTAGGAATCGAACTTAGTTTGAATTCAATGGAGCAGATTGCTTCTATCCTCAAATACAAGCTAGAAGATCGGAACTGGAATACCTTTGGAGTATATATTCCTTTTGCAAATGGGGTATATGACAAGGATGCAAACACTTTTCTGAGCCACTCCCCAAGACATAAGCTAGTGTGGCAGATGCCACATGAATTTACCCCTTCTGACAAAACAAGAGAAGAGCTAATTCAAGACTGTCGCATCATTTGGGATTGGCTGGTTGAAAGTGTTCAGAATGTGGAAGTAGCCGTTCTTATGCTGGCTTATCTGGCAGCTATTATTCGCAACTATACTGAACTTCAAAAGTTCATGATGTGTGTTGGCAGGCCAGGGTCAGGGAAAGGAACCTTTCTTAGATTAGCAGCGGCTCTAGTTGGGAAGGGCAACTCTTGCTCAACCACACTATCGGATTTATCGAGCAATCGATTTACGATGGCGAAGTTGATCAAGGTTCCTCTCATTCTGATTGGAGAAGCTCAAAACTGGATTCACGATGTAACGGTACTCAAAGCCTTAACAGGCCAAGATGTGAATTCAGTTGAGGTTAAAGGAGTTCAGCAAACCCCTGAGGATGATCAAGCGGCTAGCGGTCTAATCCTAATGGCTGGAGAAAGGATTCCAGCTACAAAGGATACAGGTGGTCTGCAGAGAAGGCAGATTGTAGTTAACTTCAAGCACAATCCCAACATCGGGCCAGTCAGAGACTTAATAACTATAGGTCCGAATGGAGGGATTACTGGGGAGTTTGCTCCATTTATTCCTGCTTTTTTTAATTTGATCCTGTCATTTACTAAGGAGGAGATTTTCTATTTGATTAAGAATGCCTCTAAAATCCTTCCTGAAGTTGGTCAGGCTGGCAAGGACGCTATCTTATCTGGTAGTTCTCTTATGCAGTGGATTGAAGCCTGTGTCTACTATGTTGAAGACGGAGATCAATTTGAAGTTCCTGAAACACAAGTAGGAAACCTGAGGAAGAATCAGGGAGAGTTTGTCAATCCTAGATCTTGGCTATATGCCAATTACAGAGCATATTGCGATAGATCTGCGATCACTGCCCCACTTGGGTTGGCTCACTTCGCTAATGAAGTAGATCATGTCTTTAATAGTCAACTAGGACTGAAGGTAGAGTTTCTAGATCGGCCTAAGAGAGTTAAGGGGATAGGGCTAAGAGCCTTTGATGAAGACTGGGAGCAGGAACTGGAGACAACAAGCTATCCTAGAGTGGTTACTGAAATCTATACTAATACTCTAGAAGAACGTGATGGGGTTGAAAGTTCTTGCAATCCATTCCCGGACTTTGCAATTCTCTATCCCAACGGACTGCCTTATTAGCTCACAAGAATCAACAAGACCCCCAGCACTCCTGGGGGTTCATAGTATTGAGGGTTTTAGTATGGATTTAGAAGTTGGTACTCCCGTCTTAGTTGCAGGAGAGACTTGGTTTGCCGGAAGGAAGTATACAATGCTGGGCTTCATTGTTGCTTTCCTTCCTAAGGGTTCATCACCCTCTGAGATTTATCCTGCTTGTGACTGTCTTGCCTATTCTCAGTTGAATGGTGTTCCGGTCCCAGATGATCGCTATCTGATCGAGTATAGGTGGGGGCCAGAAAGGAATGCAGGAAGCCTCAGTTACTCTGCCTTGAGGACTGATATGTTCAGGGTGCTGACACTAGAAGAAGCTAGCCAAAGAAAAGATGTTCTAGAGTATATAAAGGAGGGTTGAATGAGTATTCCTTCACTACATGACTTAAGAATTATTGTCAGAAAGTCGATTGTTGATTCGGATTTTAAGCAGCCCCAGTATTATTGGGAAATCCTTACTGAAGATGGTCGCAGCTATTCCAATGTTGGAAAGCTTGTCATCAACAAAGAAGCCTGTCTTAATAAGTCTGAATGTATTGAAGATCTGATTTCATTTTTGAATAGATTTTTTAAGGAGGTCGAATGATTCCTATTCAACGAACAAATCGAAAGTTGGATGCATGTATAGAAATTCTTCGTGAGGTGATTGATCAACTGAATATTAATGCAATCAACTTTGAATCGAATCCCGTCCTTTCTTCCGATCCTAAATTGGGAGCTGACTATGTTCGTCATAAAATTGCTTTTTCTAATCTAGTGAAGGCTCAGTATTCGATTGACGTTGCTAAAACAGCAATAGGAAGAATGACATCATCCAAGCCCTCAACAGATGTGCTTCTGATAAACCTGGTTGAAGATTACTGGGTTGCTGTAAATGGGACCATTCTTTTCTTTTATTGCGATGAGGTTGTACCTTGCGTGAGACAAGCAGTTAAGAATGCAATCTTATTTGCAGATCCTGAAGCCGAAGTTAGGACTGGATTTCTTGATCTAGATGAATATTTTAGTAAGTGGGTCTACATACAAGATACCAGCGGAGACTATGTAGTTAAGGGAACTGATCAAAGGTTTATCACTGAATCTATGGTGGTAGAATGGCTGATTGAGGAAATGTGGCCTATGTTGATTGCTTGTATGGATCACGAGGATCCTTCATTATGGGATAAGGAGGATAGCTGAATGAATGAAGATCAATATACTCAAGAGGACATCCAGAGAATGGGGTATGATCATACCGCCATGTGTTGTCATCTTACCTGGCGTCCTGCGATTGATAAGTACTGGGAAGACCTCCCCATTGGTGCCGATGTTCAATGGGAGAATCACGAGAGCCAGATTGAAGAAGTAATTAAGACGGCTGGCTATGAAAGTGAGCAAGGTGATAGAGATTTCTCCCCCTTTGAATACACAGCGAAGGAGCTTAACGATCTAGACGAGGTGGTTAGCTGGGACCCTTGGGAAGCATTTAATAAGGGAGTTGCTCAAAACATTGACGAATGGTGGGAAGTTAATAAGGGCTACGTTGCCAATTACTGGGAGGCTAGCATCTTCTTGTCGTGAGTTACTTTGTTGCAAAGCTGAAGTATGTTCAAGCTCCCCATTTCTATGAAGAAGAAGATCGTCCAACTGGTCAGACTGAGTGGGTTGCAATCTATCAGTATGGCTATCATCCTCGCGCAATAGATGCAATGAGGGTTTGCCTTGCAGATATGGACCCAGACTTAGCCGATATTCCTGATAAAAATGTCAGAAAGCATTGGCCATCCTTTAGAAGGAGATTTGGCTTTAAGATCTGCCGAACCCAGGACTGATCCTTGTCATGACTTTTTTTGACTTTGATTGGCTGAAACCCTTACCCTGCAATGACTTTACTGACTGTTGAGACTTTTTGACTCCTGGGCAACCTCCTGATTCCTTAACCCCACCTAATAGTCTAGACTCTATGGTTTTCATAGAGGTGAGTCTATGAACGAGGAGTAGTGATCTGCAGGGGTGCCCGTGGACTGAGAAAGTCATGGAAGTCCTTCAAGTCATTGCAGGACGGGGGTTTCAGCCCGACACACTCATAACTGGAGCGTTGAAAATGGAACCCCGAGTTTTTGGAACTCTTTTGACTACTGATGTTGAATTCCTACAAGGGCTGTTAAGTGTTCTCAGATCGAAATGTCAGGAAGACATAAAGAAGCTTGATGAAACTAAGAAGGTACATTCTGGCTTTAGAGAGGGAGAGTTTGATACCAGGGCTATGGATGCTCTTGAGAAAACCTACTTTGAACAGTTGGCCCAGATTCAAAGGATTCGAGAAGATCTTGGAGGGATGGTATCTTATTAGCTCCTCATTTTCGATCCACGGGCTTGTACCTACGGTGTATAATCAAGAGGTGACTCAATCACAATCCGGGTATGCCCTTAGAGCTTGATCTTTAAGGGCATTTCTTACTTTAGGGGTAACTATGGACAGAAAGATTCAAGTTGCAATTTGCAAACAAAGCAAGCGAAAAACACACGAACAGTACCTTGCAGTGAAATTTGATAGGGTTATTCCCTTCAAGGACTGGTGGAAGCTTGACCTAAAAACTAAGGTTGATTATCTCTCTTTTCTCTTTGCTTATAAAAGAGGGGTAATAGAAGATAGCTATCGCACCAACATTGACATTGGATATGATGTTATTGATTTCAGTGAGCTAGGGCTCGATGAAGCAATTGTAGAGGCGATGGTTACATTTCTAAGCTGTACTGGGAAGAAGCCTACCATCTTATTCGTGGGACGGGAAGATGCTGCAAGAATATGGCAAATCCAATCAGAACAGTTTGCCATGAAAGGTCAAATTCATCTTCTAATAAATGGCAGGCCAGAGCTATTCGGGATGGAGGTTCACGTTATTCCTTGGATGCAAGGGATATTTCCTTGTCATCCTGATATGTTAGATCGGAAATACTAAGAGGCTTGATTTCACTCCCGCATAACTAAAGAGGCCCGTCGTGGGGGTGTGGAGACAGGGTTGAATGCGGTTTGAATGTTGTCTTTTTCTGGATGTGATTATGCCACTTTATCACGGTACTGTTCTTTCAAGATTGCCCTCCATACTTAAAGACGGGTTTCAGCCTACCTACCTGAACTATAATCATACTGTCTGGCATTCCTCCACTGACTTCTATGTGTGGAATTCTAAGCTGATAAGGAAGGAGGATATTGCAACTAACGCAGAAGAGGCGGCCCTGGAATTGGCTGCAGAGTCTGCTAGTTTTCATTTACCTAACTGTCCACTAATTAGAAGGATCATTTTTGAGATTGAACTAACTAAGGAGCTCAGAAGAAAGATCAAACGGGATGAATCGGATCCCTGTATGCTTCGGACTGGAGCTATGGAGATCGATACTGTAGTTCCAGCTTCGTGTATTAAGACAGCCTATGTTGATAAGGTGGACTTGCGCTTTTTTACAGCATACTATGCGCACTTGCTCGCCAGTAGAAAGAATACTCGTGTGGATTTCGGATTTCCAGATTCAGAGATGATTGATGCTATGAGGGATGCTTTTCCTGAAGTCCACTGGTTTGAAGATTTCTACTGGAATGATTGGGATTTAGAGGGGCTGCAAATTTTATCGAGAAGAGTAGAAGTAGCATTAACAGCATTAGAAAGGATCTAAACAATGAACAATTTCAGCTGGTTTCTAACATTACTTGCGGGCTCTTTTGTTGGCATTTATGTAAAGACGGTCTTTCCTCTCGAACTTCAAGTGCAAAGTCCGGTAGCGGTTGTTGTTATTGGATTCTTTGTTTGGATTACCTGGTTGCTGCGATGAGCGAAGTAGAAAGAGGGGCACTAGAAATAGCGAAAGCTTTTTCGGGTAGTATTGTGTTTGACAAGAAGGAGGGGATGGATACAGCTCTGGCCTTACTAGAGGAGCTGATCATGAACTTCAATCAACCTCCAGAAGCCTCAGTTAAAAGAGGTCGGAAAACTAAAGATGTTATTGCGGAATGGAGAAGCTTTTCAGCTGAGTTTGTAGAGTCTGGTGGCTTTGTAGAGGATTTGACTTTGAAGGCTATCTGGGTCGCTAGATATTGGAATCATAAGTGGATTGGAATCTACCTGGTTGGAGGAATTACTATCCTCGCTAACCAATATTCTCTGCATCTTCTTCCAGTTGCTAGCACAGCATTACAAAGTAAAACCCCGGTTGTTATTTCTTTGAATAATGCAATGTTCAGAAGTCTTGTTCTGACTAGATACAATCCAAAATGGAAGGACTAACATGGGTAAGAATACTGGATACAACCGTCATCAAACAGTTCAGAACTTGACCTTGGATTTGATTGCAAGATGCAAGGCTTTTCACTGGTCTAGTAAGAGGCTCAACTCCGAGTGGAACAATCTTAGAGGGGGTGAGCTATTCTCAAAGATGACTGGCTATTATCGATGGCACATCACAGGCTTTTATGAGGCCGCTAGAAAATTTGGTATTGATCCTCTCATTGCCTGGGGCCATTGGATTGATGGCGTATTTGTTGAGAAGGGGACAACAGAACAGACGGTGAGAATCATTAAGGAAGGGATCCCCTGTGTTGCAGTCTGGAGGGATGATCCTACCAAACCCTGGTGGCCGACTGATGAAGAGACTAAGCAAATGATTGCTGATACACTTTATGGAGATAAGAAATTATGAGAAGTTTCATTCTAGCATTAGCGATTGCTCTAGGATTTGCAGCTCCATCTTTAGCTGAATTTCGATTCGTTCAAGAGCTCCCAGACGGAGCAAGCGTGTATTATGATGACGAGAATATTGAGTATAGCCGACAAAAGAGCATGGTAAGTTTCTCACTTGTAAGAGTGGACATGAAAGATATTGGGATTGTTCGAGTGGAGGCTCTTTGCAATACGAATAAAGCCAGAATTCTAGCAATACTCCATTACGATCCAATAACCGAAAAGTTTGATCCAGTTGGTGGTGCAACTAGATATTTTGTCCCAATTTCAAAAACTCCAATCGATAAAGTTCGTCGTCTTCTTTGCAAGTAATGGGCAAAAAAAGAAAAGAACCTGAAGTAACAAAGTTTTCACTCCCTAATGGGGAGACTGTGCGAGGTGGTGACGCAGTAGATGTGCTATTTACTAAGTCGGTTTATATTGCAGCATCTACTGCTGATCCACCTGCATTTTCAAGCGATAAGATTAAGGTGGTGCAAGCCTGGATTATGGGCTATTATGTTTTCGACTTCTATTATTTCACTCCAATGGGTGAGCAGAAGATTAAGAACCTGCCCGAACATCTAAAGAATCAATTCCATAATCCAGCGTTGATCCCCCTCTATAGGAAGTGGAAAACACGACTCATGCCAGAGGGTCGCAATCTTTATGATTCTAGACCTATCGCTTTTAAGAAAGAAGAGGTTAGGAAGCATCGCAAGGATGGTGATGCTATTACCTTTGAGGACTTCTATCTAGTTAGTCATGGTCAGGCTGATATTAAGTTTGCTGGCTATGAATCAAAAACTGAGGACTGGGACAAACATTCGTACTATGAGGAGAGATCACGATGAGTATTGAGGGCAACATGATAACGGCAAGGTTCCTTCCTCTTGCAGATTCTGAACCAATTGCAATCACAAGAGCAATCCTGCAAGAGAAGTATCTTCCTAGAGTTGGCACTTACTTAGAGTTTGATTGTTGGGATCTTAATTTAGCAACCTCCATTCAACCAAGATGCTGGTATCTGAATTTTGACAATGTGGATCTCATGTATCTGTATGAGCTCATTGTCATGAATGATAGCTGGGAAGATTATTTGATCTCTTACTATCATCCAGGATCTTTCTCAAAGAGAGGCTATCTTGAACTCAGGGACAAATTTAATAGCTCTCCGAGCTACACTCATCATGCGTCTGGGCAGGGAAAGAAGATAAGTGAAATGAGAGATAGGAGTGCAATGTTTTACTATTTGGCAAGACTTTGCTATCAGCATCGTCCCAGATACAGTCGAAAGAAAGAGTTCAATGCTGCCTACCGATCAATGACTTCTCCTCTTCCATCTGAACTTCAAGATTGTATCCCCTCAATTCAAGCGTTCCGCAAGTGGTTTGATCCAGCTATGGAGAGAGTTCTTTTTAGCAAGTATGACTTTGATAGCTTTCTTTCTGCTTATCATCAGGCTGACAGTCAGCGATTATCGTCACTGTGGGGTGGAAAACCAGGTAAAGGAGATGTCGTCAAAATTAAAGTTTCCCCCTTTGAAATGCAATTCATAAGGAAGAAGCTCGATCCGTTGATTAAGGATGGTGCAACTATTGTTCTTACGACTTCAATAACGAATGGTAGTAATGATTATCCAACCTATCAGCAAGCGCTGTCTCTTTTGGAGAAGGAAGGGGACTCAATAAAGGTTGAGTGCTTTCAAATGAGAAAGAAATACACGTTGTTAGCAGTCTACAATCCATGTACGGAACCATCCTGAAAATTGTTCAGCCTGTAATTATCGCTCTTTTAATTGAAGTAGCTACTAATTGCAGGCTTGATTTTGATATTGAGGTCAAAATAGATGTTCGATTTACCAATGTCAAGGATACTTAGTAAAGATCTGAAGGTGTGGCTTCTTTCCCAGTGGGTAGGAACAGATACTCGACTTACGGAAAGAGCTGTCTATTGTGGAGCAGAAACCATTATAGATATGCTTGCCGAAGCTTCTTCTCACCACTCGGGGCAGTATCCAGGATTGATAGATTTCATATCCGTGGATCAAGCAAGGGCTAACATCTTAGCAATACTGGAAGCTCAACGGAAAAGGAACTTGAACGAGGTTGAATAATGAGGCGAGATCTTCTTGACGCTAAAAAGAAAGAGCAACTTTCACTGTTAAGGACTTACAGTCTTGACAGAATAGTTCAATTAAGGAATCTATTCTTTACTGATCTGCAAATCTTTGCTGACATGCCAAGAAGTGAAGAAGAACTGAGATCCTATGAGCACAGGTTGCACTCTAGAACCCTGCTCAACCTCCTAAGCTTTGAAGACTTCGACAACGAATACCAAAGGAGATTATCAGTGAATCCTAAAACTGAAGAATTGCATGATGAAATTGCCACTCTAATGAATCTCGATCAAACTATGGAGGTTCATGTAGTGTCAGCAGTATCCAATCCTCAACAAATTGGATATATAGCGATGCATCAAGACTACTCTAGCCGTTGTGTTATGAGTAGTAATGAAGAGTTACCCTCTGAAGCCAAGTGTGGTAAAATCCTAGTTGATAAGTTATTGAAGCAGCATCACTACGGTCCCTTTGAACATGCACAGATTGTGTTCAATGTGGGTTATGCCCCGCATGATACTGTTATGCAGCTAAGGACTCACCGTACAGGAATTTCATTCGATATCCAGAGTTTTCGCTATACAAGTAAGGCATTCCTAGATTTAGCAGCGATGGAGCTGATTACTGCTAGCGATGGTTCCTACGATTCAAACCTGGTTCGACAAGTGAATAAAGTCTTCTATATTCCTCCTGTAGGGACATACACCAACAGACAAGGCACTCTTTATACCATCACTCCTGAGGATCGGTTTGAGATCGCTGCTGACTGCTATCGATCAGCACAGCGATATGCTCATTATATTGAGAAGGGCTTTTCAGAAGAGGCAGCTCGCCGAGTTATTGCAATGGGAGCAAGGCAGAGTTTTGTAGTTTCTCTGAATATGAGAACTCTCATGCATCTTGTGTGTATGAGGACTGCGAAGGATGTGCAGTTAGAAGCTCGGATGGTTCTCGCTCATTTCACAAGCCATGCCCTTGATTGGGCTCCTGATGTCTTTGAATATGTCGTTGAAAAGATGTACGGTAAGTCCATCCTTGCACCTTAGGAGGTAATCATGGTTAGCCCTTTTATTGCTTGTGTGATGCTAATTCTCTCTTTTGTTTGCATAGTAGTTTTGGTGTGGTTAGAAGGAGAGTAATTGTGGCTAGTCCTTTTATTGGTTTACTCCTGGTGATATTCTGCCTCATCTGCCTACTGATCATCCTAGTAAATGATGACTTCTAGAGTCGGGAGATAATTCATGATGTATGTTGTCTACAAGAATGACAATGGGAATACTCACTGGCACTTCTTTTGTTTTAAGGGGGAGGTTTTATCCTTACCCCCGAAGAACGAAAGATTCCATTACGATATTCGAGCATTCTCCAGTAATGAGGTTGCACATAGAGAGGCTTGGAGTTTTTACAATATCTTTAAGAAGCTCTATGAACATCCTCAGATGGTTCCTCTGAAGTACATCAAGATCAGATATTGGAGGAAAGATGGTTCTGTATGAAATTCGAGGAGTTGGAGAAAGACATTTTGCTTATCGCCGTGGAAGTTTGTCAAAGCTAAAAGACCAGGGCTTTTCCTTCGATATGGACAAAGCTAAAAAGCTCATGCCTAAAGGGGAAGAACTTTATGCCACTCTGGGACCAGATAAATTCATTCTAGTGAGGATTCAATAATGAAGCTCACTAGGGTTAGAGGTGGAGATCTGGTAACGATTTTGGTAGGTGGACAGCGAGTTACTGTTCCTGCATACCTTAAGTCTAAAGTTAAAGGTTGCTGGATTTTAAGAGGAAGTAAGGGAGATAGTAGAGCTTACTTTGCTACCCCTGAGAATGTTGTTGATATTAAGTATATCCGCAGATAATCAAAAGGCTCCTATAGTAGGAGCCTTGATTCTTTGAGGTCAAACAATGAGCTATATCACGCTAAAGAGAGATGCTTTCACCAGAGAAGACTCTATTCGATGCATTGAAGAATTTCATGAACATCGTCAAGAAGGTGGGTGTGCTGAATGCAATAGTTTCCGTAGAAACAAAAAGCTATTTCGATATGGATATGAGCTGCACTCAGGTCGTAGCTACTGGGATTCAAAAGCGTTTTGCTCTATTGATTGCCAACGAGCTTATTATCGTGTTCGGTCTTAGAACCCATAAGGTTCTAATTGCTTGCCCCATCTTTCTTTAATTCTTGGATCGATGGTAGCAAGTTGCTGGGCTAATACTTGCTTAATCTCCTCCTCTTTGCCAGCCTGGTACTGGGCTATTGGCTGGTCATGATACTGAGTTAGTTGTCGTATTGATGCTGGATGAGCTATCCCTTCTCCAATATCTCCGACATAAAGACCAACAAAGTCACCCTCTCGTTGTGGCTTTGGACTGGTTCTGGTCCAGAATATTCCTTCTTGTGGACCTGCCATTCCTGGTGCTCTTGCAAGCTGCTTAGACATTCTTGCGTAGAATACATCAGGGTCCATTGCTGCAACTTGAGGATCATTAAAGTATTCTCTAGGTGTTACACGCTTACTCATATCGAAAGCATGTACCCCACCTGGAGTCATATAGACTCTGAACTTAGATTCTGGATTTTCCAGTGTATGCTGGAGTAGTCTTTGAGTTGCATCACCAGCATCTTTGATAGTAATTGATTCTCCTGGATGTATAACATCAGGCCAATCAAAATCCACCATCGGAAGATGAGTATTGCCAACAAACTTGAGATCCCCTTTTCTGTGTTCTATTTTTTCAAGAACACCTGGCTCTAGAAATTTTGTTGTTGAAATAGGCTCTCCAAAATCATCAACCAACTCTATCTTGGATGGAGCTATTGAGGTGATAATTTCTTTTGGACTACGCTTTCTTGCCTTTGCTATTTCTAGCAAGGATGCAGTTAGTTCATCTGCATTTTTTGGTGGTTTAATAGCTCCAAATAGCATGGCTTAATACCCCGTAGATCCAAACCCTTTATCTCCCCTGTGACTATCATTCAAAGCCCATACTTCTGCGACAACTACACTAATGATGGGTTTGATAACCATTTGCGCAATCTTCATGCCGACGGTTACTTCAAAAGAAGCAATTCCATGATTGATTAGAATTACTCCAATTTCACCCCTATATCCTTGATCTATGGTGCCAGGAGTATTCAATACAGTGACTGAATGCTTCAAAGCTAAACCGCTTCTAGGTCTGATTTGAGCTTCGGTATTCAGTGGCAATTCAATTGAAATTCCAGTCTTGATTAGCGCTGTCTCACCTGGGTTAATCACCCTGTTCTCGACGGAAAAGAGATCCAACCCCGCATCACCGGCATGAGCAAAGGAAGGAATGGTGGCTTTACAATTCAGCTTCAGAACCTTCAATTCGTGTCGCATATCTTTCCAGGATTTCTTGCTCTTTTAGTCTACCTTCATTCAGTCTTTCTTGTCTCTTCTGCTTGAATTCTCTTTGCCTTCTTTTGAATCCCCATGCTCTTTCTAGCTGATCCTTTTCTTCTGGGAAGAGTTTTGCAAATTGTTCTGCATGTCTTTCAAAAGTTCGAGACTTTCTGTCGAGCTTTGAAGTGATTTGATCGGGGGACCATGACACTCTATAATAAACAGAATACTCTGGAATTAATTCATAGATGTAAGAATTTTCACTTTTATCCTCCCAGATGCAATCTAAAGCTCTATCTAGAAGGTGATATTCAGCCGGAGATCCTACTCCCTTCCACAGTTCACCACCACTATTTGCTATTACTCGCTCAAGAAAATCCTTTCTCCATACAGCGCATCCTGTTTGGAAATGATAGTTGAGATAGTAAGTTGAAAGCTGAAAAGGAATTGCAATAGGAATATCATTCCATGCAGGAGTCTCCCAGTATGATTCCCACCTCCTATGAATTTTATGAGAAAAGACAACCCCCACTCTTGAGTTGTCTTCCATGATTTTGATAATTCGTTTCAGGATGGGTGGAATAACTACATCATCTGCATCAAAAAATAGGATGTACTTTCCCTTTGATTCTTCATACAGAAAATCTCTTATTTCTGCAAGGTCTTTTAGTGGGGGTTCTTCCTTATAGAACTTGATATTTGAAAAACTGTCTGAAATTACATCTTGATCTTCTTTTCTCATTTTATTGAGATACACAAGAATTTCTTTTGTTGCTTTAATTGCATGAACAGAACTTAAGCATTCAGCTAGAAAGCTTGCGTCTGAACATGGAATTAAAACACTAAGTTCGATCATACTTCTTGGACAGTAATGGACACTGAATAAGCCAGCCTGAAAGAATTACTAGAGCAATCAACAAGAGAATAGTGTTTAACCAGGGTTCAAATCGATTGACCACAATTCCATAGATTTGATCAATTATGCCCCAACCAAAGAAGGGAAGACCAAATAGCCAGGTTGTAAATTGTACTCTAAAGATCAAGTCATTCATGCTGGGAATCTGGTAATTACGTCATCAATCAATCCATAGTGCATTGCCTCTTTTGCACTCATAAAGAAATCTTTTTCCGTATCAACTTCAATCTTTTGAAGAGGCTGGCTTGTGTGGTAAGCAAGAATCTTATTAAGATTTTCTTTGTGATAATTAATTTCTTCTCTTTGGATTGTCAGATCTTTCTGACTTGATGCTGTTCCTCCAATTGGTTGATGGATCATTATTCTGGAATTAGGTAAAGAGTATCTTTTCCCTTGAGTCCCGGCAGCTAGAAGTAAGGCTGCCATACTGGTAGCAAGACCTACGCACACTGTTATAATATCAGATTCAACCCCTTGCATAGTATCGTAGATTCCCATTCCTGCGCTAATAGAGCCTCCAGGTGAGTTAATCAAGAGACGAATATCTGACTTGCTACTCCCATCAAGAACAAGCAATTGAGAGATGATAGAATATGCTAGATCATCTCCAATGCTTGAAGTAAGAAAGATAATACGCTCTTCAAGTAAGCAGTAGCCTAAGTCCATAGTATTAGTTAGAAAAACATTTCACTTTCCATTCCAGCATACAGATCCTGTAGAAAAGGATCTCCATACTCAGGTAGATCTGACGGATAAATAAAGGGATCTCCCCTATAGAGAACTACTGCCCAGATATGTTTGCACCACTGACCTGGATCTGTACCTGCATTGCTTCCTGTCCAGTTACGACTATAATTCTCGTTTCTCGTAGAGTAGATTTTATAAAGCTCATCGCTTCCACTAAAGCCACTAAAAACTACCTGAGGAACTAAAGCAACTCCTTTACTATACCTATAATAACTTGACTTATAGGATTTGATAGAGCTCGCAGGGAAGGTTCTAGGTGTCCCATATTGTCCACTAAAATCCTGCTTTGGAATTACAGAGCTTATACTTGGATTTGCAGCAACTTGCTTTGAGTAGTCTGCGCAATTACAAGAGTATGTAATCGTTGCATTAAGAACTCTAATTTTTCTATAGTCTTGTAGTGGGAGTTCTTTGCTTGATCCTAGAGCTGCTTGAGAGAAGTTGCCAATATCAAATGATATTGCTGAAGTTAGAGAACTATCTTGCGACGAATATAGATCCTCTCCCTGGTCAGATCCATATCCCTCACTTCGAGTTATGGTATACCACTGCAATGATTTAGCTGCATCTTTCTTCTTCCTGGGCTTGATAAAGAAAGACCAGCGACGAGTTCCCCTTCGATAGCGATCTTTAACTCGGATAGGGGAGTTACCAGTAGTTTTGTAATCTGGATCTTGTCCACCAAAAAAAGCATTATCACTGTCTAATGCTCCTCGGTTCCAATTCTTTTTCTTGCGTCCCATATTAAAACCGTCTAGGATTTACCCTGGCTAGATCTATTGCTGCCTGATCTAATTCTTCACTGTAACCACGAGGAACACTTACACTTACGGATGGATTTACGAAAGAATACTGATCCATTCTTTTTCTTGCTATCTCCGTAAGGTTGTTGGCTACCGCTGCTTCAAAGCTGTCTGTACCTGCTATTCTTCCCATATTAAAACCGTCTAGGATTTACTCTGGCTAAGTCAATCTCTGCCATGTCCAATTCATCACTATAACCTCTAGGGGTGCTTACACTCACGGAAGAATTGGTAAGCTGATTCAATCTTTTTTGAGCTATTCCTGCTATGGTGTCAGCAACGGGGTCTGACGTAAAATATGGATCTGTACCTGCTATTCTTCCCATGTTAACCGGCCCTCATTGGTGCTGCCCAATATACAAAACCGAAATCAATAGCTCCTGGAGTTCCGAGTACAACAATTTCATTTTTTAGATTCATGCGGGATGGATCGTCTAAATAAGCTGTATTTACATCAAAGTAAACCTTATTATAGACTCCCGTTGAATAGTCTTTTGTATTAACGGAACTTCCTTGCTGAGTAAAGGTATCAGTATTACTTCTCCAACCCCATCTGATATCTCTATTATTTGTAACATCTTGAGGAGCTGTAGCATTAAACCAAACCCAGACACAGTGAATATACGTGCCAATCATTCCATCAGCTAATGGAGAACTATGCAGCGCTCCATTGTTGGAGCTATTGGATGCATTGCTAACAAGCATTGTAGGAGGACCAATCCAGTAAGTTCCATTCCAAGTATAAGATTCTGCTGGAAGTCCACTAACAACCCTGATCCACTTCTCTCCCAATGTTGGATCTTTAGGAGCTGTCTCTGAAATATATCCGTATTGTTTTCGGAGGTTTCTTAACGAGTCTCTTATATTAACAAAGTTACCAGTGAGGCTTTGAGTACTTCCTCCTGGTGCTCCAGTTGTTATTCCATTTATTGTCTCAACAATATCTTTGTAGTTCATGCGCTTCTTAGCCTCCTCCAAGCCCAATGCCACATAATAACACTCCATTGCACTGTCTGAGATCCAGCTCTATCATGAGCGACAGCAAAATTAAGAGACTCACTAAATAGCCATTTTTCTATATTTGATTGATAGAATTTATTTATTGCGTTTGGAGTCCAATTTTTACTATCTAAGATTGGCGTTAGATCTCGAATCTTGACGTAACCAGAGTCTCTTACTGTTACCGAAAACTCAAGATAGTTAGTAGGACTGTTGGAAGCGTCAACATAAATTTGTGCCGAAATGTAGTCAAGTTTTGCTCCTACTATGTCTGTTCCAGACTCCCAATCAAATGGAGCAAAATGCCAAGTTCCATTAAAGTCAACTCTATTTACATTGTATACATTGGGTACTGCTGCTGTCCAAGTACCAGAGGAAGTTCTAAGTATTGAACTTCCAACCCAATGAGTCCCATCCCAGGTCCATAAGGACTCCCCTAATGAACTGGAATCTTTCCAAAGTGTTCCTGGTGGGACACTAGTTGGTTTCCCCACTGAAACAATGGGAAGACTTTTCTTTAGATTTAGTAACTCTTCATCGATCTCTTTGAAGTTACTCATATCACCCTCTAAGCAGCTTATAATAACATGTCAAAAATCCTAGTAATGTGGGTGGAGTTCCAATCATAGTCCATGACATTCCAATTCGGGGATAAGTCGATCCGTCATATACAGCATTAATAAGGATGCTTGTATTTCTAGTTCCTACGTTTTGTGGAATTTCATTGTGACTTAAAATGGAAGGTCCGACATTCACTAGAGTATTACTAGTGTTCCATAGAGCACCTTGAAGTTGAAAAGTGTTACTTGCATCGTATGTACCACCAGGAAGCGAACCTGATAGTCCAAGTCCTACATACCTATAGCGAGTCCAGTTTGTATTCCCTGGAGCTCCAGCAACAATCCTTTTTGTGGAAGATGTACCGACTGCAAGAAAGCTAGTTTGGTTGAAGTACAACTGTGTACTTTCCCAATCTGTACCAGTCCAGATCCATGACATGAGTATCGTGTTATTTCTCATCTCCTCCCAAACTGTTCCAATAGAAGGAGAGCCGGGAGCAGACGTGGATCTTACTGGAGCATTGCTGACAATTTCACTATCTTTTAGTGCGGCAACAATGCTATCAATATTTTGATTTCCAACTCGGGGTACTTCAATAGTGCCCCCCTGTTGAGAGGTTAAATCTGCTGCCTTGTTGGTAATTGAACTGTAATTAGACATTACTTTCAACCAGTTATAAAGTCGCGCAATTCAGGATGCCATTACTAGGCAAGCTAAAGTTTAAGGTTGTAGCAGTACCAGAACTCGTTGGAATTGTATAGGTTGCTGCAAGATAAAAGGTTAGACTATTAGTTCCTGCACCGGTTGCAGGCTTGTCAATTCTAATTGTACTTGAATCAATCTTCTCTCTGACAATGGCACCTGCAGGAATGTAGGTCCCAGTCAAGGTATCACCTACATTAACAGGACCAAATGCTGCAGTAGAAGTAACTGTTACGGAGTTGTTGCTTGTCGTACAACTAATGTTGGCAGTAGTAGTGAATTGTAAAGCCGTAATAAAAGGGTCAGTACCAGCATGAGCACCACCCGCTCTCTTGCTTACTGCAAATCCCCAAGCTGAAGGAGTACCTGAGCTTACATAAAGGGATGACCATGCAATACTCGTCTCAGTTACATTTAACTTCCAACCACCAGTAATACTAGCAATGGAGTTAATTGTTAGGGTGGGTTGACTTCCAGTAACGACCACATTCGCAACTGTGGCGCAATCATTCATCGTTGCTGGATTCGATGGAGCTCCTGTGATTAATCGACAATCCAGAGTTCCACTGGTTATATCCAGAGTTCGATTTGCGATGTTTAAGAGAGTAGTTCCACTTGTAACGGATCCCATGTTAACTCCTATTTAGAATAAAGCCTGAATTCAGTTGTTGAAATATACCCAGATTTTTGCAACCTCCAATATCTTGCTGAAGTTGCAGCAAACGTTGTAACTCCAATATAAGGTGAAGTGTCTGTAGCTCCAGCAGTTGTTGCTATTGTATTCCAGTTCACGTCATCAGTAGAGTACTGAATATTTGCACTGTTAGCATAAAGTGCCGTGTTTCCCCAAGATGGTATATTTCCTCCAGCTACTACTACTTTATTAACTGATTTACTTTCCCCTAGATCCACCCTTAACCATTCTGACGCAGCATTACCCGTTCCAGCGCCATCAGTAAAAACATTATTTCTAATATTTGTTAAAGTTGCTAAAGTCCCAGGATTGGACCATATAGTTGATTGACTTACGGCTGTTGGAATGTGTTCAATGTCATCATCCTCGCTTGAAGCATAATCACAGAGTATCATCTCTGAAATTGCCAACCAAGTGCCTCCGCCAGTTAATCTCCAATACCTTGCACTTACTGGAAGAAAATCTCGAAACTGAAGATAGTCAGCATTTTGAGGAGATTCTATAGTAACAATTGCTGTTGTCCAGGTTGAGTCATCATTAGAATATTCAAGAACTCCATTGGCATATCCATTTGTATTGCCAAATCCAGTAAGTGATGTAGATCCTCCCAATAGAATAGCTCTAACAGTTTTAGCACTGCCTAAATCATATTTTATCCATCTATTGCTAGTATCACTTGCAAATCCTGTACTTATGTTTCCATCGCTCAATGAGCTATAAGTAGGAGGATTGGGAAAACCAGCATAGACACTACCTACAGTAATTGCGGTTGGAACGTGTCCTGCAGTAAGATTCAATACTTCAAATCTATTTGCAGCAGCCTGACCAAAAGTAGGTTTGGCAATTTGAACATATCTACCAGTTACAGAACTTCCACTATTAACAACAATCGCAAGTTGACCATTTGGAAGAAACGTAGCCCCGTAATTACTAAGGGCATTAGCTGTATATGAAGAGTCACCATAGCTTGGTACGCATCCATTTGTTTGGTTATAAATATCTCCAAATCCAACGATCTCTGCAGCAGCAAGAATGATATGAGTGAAGGTTCTTATCTCTCCTAGATCTATCTGAACTTTTGCATCACTTCCAGCAAAGCCAGTGATAGAACCACTGCCATCCCTATTTGATCCATGTCCACTCATATTTAATGGTGAGCCATCATAACTTCCAACAGGGGATTCACTAACTATTGTTGGAGCATATAAGGCATTAGCTGGTGCATCTCCAAGAGTGGTAGTGCTTGAGTTACCCCATACTTGAGCAACAGCAGCTCGACTATCAAAAGTCGCATCTGCAAACAGAGCATAGGACGATCCAATGTTGGAGCCAAAAGCTTGTGCTATTGCTGGACTTCCATATCGGATCGCCGGAACTTTATCGACTCCAGATATATCAATGGAGTCAATATAAGCCCTAGCTTGAGCAGCTTGAGCTCTTCTAACTGTCTGAGGAGTTAGCGCTCTACTAAGTATTCCAATGTTGAATAGGAGACGATTACTAAATGAAGCCATTATGCTAAGTCTCCTGCTAGATACCAGGTGTCAGTAGCTTGCTTCCAAAGAGTCCCAGTTGAATATTGAACTCTTAATTTGGTAAAGCTATCAGCAGAAAGAAGTGTCACTCCACCGGCTGGAGTTACAGTAACTTGCCCTGCACCCCCCTGAAGAAGACTGATTACACATCCTACTGGAAACGCAGCAGATGCATTAGTAGGAACTGTTAAGGTGATGGCACTGCCATTGGTCAGTGAAACCATCTTGCTTTGATCGGCTAAGGCAAGGGTGTATGTCGTGCCTAATTGAGCATTCTGTCCCAGCAGATCTCCAGCAGCACCACTGGTAGTCGAGATGAAACATAGATTGATAGTTGATCCAGTAGTAAACGCAGTTGTTGTTCCTACTAAGTGGGTAACAGATATTGATTTGTAACTTGCTAAATCTGATATACCATTTACTTGATAAAAAACATAATCCCCCGTATCTACATTTACCAATTCAATGTAACTGCCAGCACCGATAATTGACAACGCAGAATCAACAAGAATATTGCTTTTACTAGTTTTAGAAACAGATAAAGATGTTGCTGCATTAAGATTAGCATTAGCTAACATGTTTTTAGGATCTGGTACACCAATACCCGCATTCCACAGATAGGGCAGGTGAAAACCAGGGGCTCCATTTGTCCCTGGAAGAGAGTTAACGTAGGTTCCTCCAGATCTGGCATATCGATAAACATCGAAGTCACCAGGAACTGTGAAGTAAGGAACCCAGAGTAAGTTTGCTAGCCTTCTAACTTCAGCGTAGAAAGCTTCTTCAATCATTTTGATGATTTGAGGATTACGCTGAGATCTTAGGACTGTACGAGTAATATCACCAGCATAAGTCTCACCCGCAATACTTACTGAAGTATTAGCATTATCAAAGTCTGTATATCGATTTTGACATCGATCAATTTGCTGCTCAATGAGTGTCTTCTGTGTGTCGTCGGGAATCTCATTAATTGCTTCTTCAATCCGAACTTTGTCACCTGCAGGAATGCCGCCCCCAGTACCCATTAAGAAGAAGCGGCATTTTGACTTATAGACTTCGCTAAGAGCTACCATAATTTCTTCTCTTGACTTTTTGGAGCTGGCAGTGGCCTGCCTCTATAATAGCTGATAGATGATTAATTGCTAGAGGTAACATTCAATAATATGGTTGAGCAGGATGAAAATCAGGTCTTTTGGCTTGACACTGTTGAAGAATTAGAGGAGGTTGAGGAGTGGGTAGAAAGGCTGTATCCGGCTGATAGAGGCCGGAGTACGAAGATTCATCCAATAAAATTGGGTGTCTATTTTGGAGAGTTAATACATCTAATTGAGAAGGAAAAAAAGGAATACAATAAGAGGTTTGCAAGAAATTATCATAACTTTAAGGGAGCGCAATATAGGCTCAAAGTTCTGTATGGAATTGTTGACACCCTATGTCTTTTATACATGCCGAACTTCTTAAATATGCCAAAGAGTTCAGGCTTTATTTCTACGACATTTGAGAGGAAAGATAGTACAGAGAACTATCTATCTTTCTTGATTTGTTATCGTTTTCCACCTGGACAATATGGCGTAGAAGAAGTCGAAGAGTATTATAAGGCAGGTGTAAGAGGGGACGTTAGAGGATTGATCATCAAAGTTTCTGGCCCTAATCAAGGGAATATTTTATACGAGATAGAGAAGTTATTGGGCGACAGACTATCAAGAACGGTAGAGAAAATCAATCCTGCAAAAGTCAAATTATCAGCTAAAGTTAGAGAGGGAGCACCTGTCGTTAATGATCCACTTGTTATCAAGACTCGACCTAAGAAGACAAGAAAAGTCTTAGAGGATCACAAAGACCCAATTACTGTCAAGGCTTTACCTAAAAACAAGAGAAAAGTCTTAGAGGACCACCAAATCTTCACTCCAACAATTCGCTTTAACTGCCATGAATGAAAAGAAACAAGCTATTTTGGATCTCCTGGTTAAGTATCTGGGAGAGGAGGGGGCTGCGGGTGTTCAACATGGTGCCCGAGCTGCAGCTATTGGAGCTGGCATTCTGGGAACTCTAGATGCAGGGACCGGGCTTGCTGGATATGGTGACGCTGTTAAATTAGGTGATTATTTAGTCCCCGCTGGTATTGGTGCCGGTATGGGAGCTTGGAGGTACAGGAACCAAATGATCGCTAATCCGGGGAATCGGGTAGTTGATGTTGCTGCAGAGGTTGTCTAATGGCAGGAAGGATCGCCGGATTGATTGAGCCTCTTCTCTTTACGGGGCTCTCCACTGGAATTGGCCTTATGTCGGGTCAGGGGCTTGGTGAAGCAGTGACGGAAGCGATACCAGGGGTTGCAGGGGCCTATGCGGGTCAGAACCTGGCAGAGAGGCTTCTACCCGCAGCCAAGGTGAATCTCCGATGGAAGGGCAAGCCATTAACCCATAAGGGAGGTGCTCATGCTGGTGAGCCTCTATCAATTCATTATGGTGGTATTGGCGGATCGGTATTAGGTGGATGGGCTGGAGCTGATCTGGGAAGTCAGGTGTATAATTCCCTCTATCCGAAGAAGCCAGGTGAGCAGGAAGCTGTAATTAATCCCGCTCTTTATGCCGCAGATGAAGTAGCATTACCTGGCTGGAATGTCTTGAAAGCTGTTATCTAAGACTGAAATGAAAGACCCAAGGTGTAATATCTGTGAGCATGATCAGTGCTTCCTGAAAACTGCAGCCGACATGCCTTTGACCTTCTGGGCAGTAAACTCAGAAGGTATTTTCATCTTTGGCGCAGGAAAGCTTTGGGAAGATCTTTATGCGGATTTGATTGGCAAACACTTTCGAGAAGTTTTCGATGGTGAAGTTATCACTTATTACGAGAAAGTTTTCGAGTTGGATGAGCCTATACGATTTATTATTCGTAATCGTGGTCAAGTATGGGATGTAGTACTAACTAAGACTCCTGATGGAGGATTACAGGGAGTAGCAATGGTATCCCTTGAAGCTCTTCATCGATTGAACTTGCAAGAGCTTAGACAGGGATTAGCAAATAATGAATTGACGATCTGGTTGCAACCAATCGTAGATCTAAGAATCAATAAAATTGTAGGACAGGAAGCCTTATTAAGATGGAATCGCGAAGGAAGGATATTAAGTCCTGGTGAGTTCTTGCATTTTGCAGATAAAGAGCTATTACAAAAAATCTCTTTATTTGTTGCGCAAGAAGCACTTAAAATGCTTATGACTCAGAGGCTGAAAAATATAGATCATTGGATTGCAATTAATATAGACCCAAGGATTATAGATCCGCCATTTCTTACGGACTTTGAATCTCATATTTCTGCATCTATGTACCGTAAGCTCTTACATCTGGAGATCACTGAAGAGCAAGCATTAGATGAGAATTTATCTTGGTTTCTCGCCTATATGCGAAGAAAGTTTGACCTTAAAGTTAAGGTTGATGATTACGGGTCTAAGGGCAGTACAGATGCTAGAATTGCTATCTTACCTATTGATGGGGTGAAGTTAGATAGCTCATTACTACAGTCAACACTGAATGACAAAAATGAAAGGAATTACGCTTATGAGATGGATCTTAAGCGTAAAATCGAATTTTGTAAGGGACTGGCATTAGAAATTATTGCTGAAGGAGTTGAGACTGAAGCTCAAAAACAATGGCTTTTAGATAATGGCGTATATCTTGGTCAAGGTTATCTGCTAGGTAGACCAGGAAAGTTTGAACATTAAAAAACCCCGGAAGGACCGGGGTAGGAAGGAGGTTACATCATGACATCCGCCGAGATCTAATACTTAAATTCCAGAAAGACCTTCAATATTAACTGGAAGCAGATAGAGTGAAATCCCAAAACCAGTCTGGTTGGCGGGATTTCCTGCAGCAACCAAACCAATCCTTTCAGTTGGCTTGATAATTAAGGTTGCTTGATTAGTAATTAGAGTGCCTTGAACTGGGGTATTAGCTGTTGCACTCATATCAATGGTGCTAGCCAATAAATCAGTACCCGATCCAATAGCAACACCAGAAGCCATTTTCCTAACCTGGAGAGTTCCAGAAGTAGATGCTGCAGTCCAAGAAGCAGTAACGGCAATCAAACGAAAAGCGGGGACCAAAGTGCCACTTGGGGCAATAAAAAGATTTTCAGGGTAGTTAGCAGCAGTTGCAGCAGCAGTTCCAACCAGGGAATAATCTATTACCTGGACAACATTTTGCTTGTAATTACGAACCAGATCTTGTACTGAGATCATACTCTTAACTCCATTTTCGGTGTGGTTTAACTGAAGATAACACCAGGGTTATCTTTTGCAATAGCATCCCAGTTCAGTTGAATATCTGGGTTCAACTCTGCAATATGGGACCAGGAGCTATACCCATCTTCAGGTTTACGACCAAAGATTCTCTTCGCATAAACCTTGCCTATTCCTACTAATGGAATAAGGTCAGTAGCCGAACTAACATTATTAATATTGAGAATCGTAATTGATGTCTCCACCTGGGGCGACGGCAAAGACGAAGGAGCTTGCGCTACTGGAACTGGTGAAGATGTAGGACTAGACAAGGGTGAAGATGCAAGACCTTCTTTTAGTTTTAATTGGGTTGGTAAAGCCTGCATTAGAACAGGATTGGGAACTGCTGGATCTAGAGACTCAGTTACAAAACAGAAGTCAGAAAAAGATGAAACAAGTCGAACTTCCTTTCCAGTTCCACTGAAGATGTAGGTTTCTGTCATGGCTTTAAGGGGAATATTTTGAATGTTAATGGGAGCTAGCCTGACTAACTCCCACAACATTTGAATTAAGCCCAGGCAGGGATATAATTAACCCCTTGAGTAGGCTTTGCAGGCCGAGCGAGACATTGTTGAGCAGTGGGAATGTACATTGGGATTTGGTACATGATCCGCACTACTACTAGAGCAATAGTGTTAGCAGCAACGGAAAGACCAGAACCTAATGCAGTACTTCCATTGTCGTTATATAGCTCGAATGTAGCATCCGATGCTAGACGGACAGCAAGAGCGCTATCATCACCGATCATGCGAGTTTGCTCAACCGCTTGAGCGACGAAAGTACTGGATGCTGCAACTGCGGTAACAACGTTACATTTTGTACCATCGTTAGCAGTCCAGTCCCGAGTGTTGTTAGCTACCGCAACAGCCAACTTCAATCGGTTGCCGTCTGTTGCTATCAAACCAGATGCAGTTCCACCTAAGGTCGTAGAAGGAATCCGAATCCCCATGCCAATAATCATAGCCCCCGAAGGAACCGTGATAGAGGCACTGGAAACATCGGCGCGATCACCCTGGCCCGATCTTTCAATCAATGGCCAGGTTGTACGAACGGTTGAATCAATTTCAGCCACCCGAATGACATCTACGAATCGACCAAAAGGCGTATCGTAAGTTTTGGTGCCAGTAACGTGGCTAGTAAAATCACTAAGAAAGCGAACTTCAGTCATTGTTAAGATCCCTCGTTTAGCTGATAGTTAAGGATCAGTTTTGGAAGGAGCGACCAACCGTTACAAACGTGCTGTTCAGTAATGCATATCCAGAGAATTGCTTCCAGATCGCAGTAATGAACCGTTTGAAATCGGTGTTATCGCCCAATGCCACTTCGGGACCTTGGCCCCAGACTCCTTCACCAACTGCCTGTTGGCCAAAGAAGATACCAAGATAGCCAGTCCGAGTAGCAGATCCAGTCGTGATACCAGCGGCGGCAGTGGTGTAGACCAGAGTTGCGTTTTTGGTTGGAAGATTGGTGCTATCAAAGAAGCGCACACCTTCAAACACAAATCCAGTAGGCATCACATCGCCATACATGAAGCCGGTCTGCCCATACTGACTACCACCAAAGAGAAGCTGGTTAGGATTCCCCATAAAGTTGCCGGGTGCTGGCATAGAAGGTGCCGACATTGGCATAGTCCCGCCTTGCAGCATGGAAACCGGAACAGCTCCAGGATATTTTGCAACTTCTCGGAAGTCGCTATTTGCCCGAAGATGTTTGATGAAGATGGGGTCAGCCAAACAATGAGCAACCGGACCAAACGGAGATGGGAACAATGGAACATTCCGCTTCCGAATATCAGCAACGACATTCAAAAGATCGGTTGTGACATCAAACTTAGCAGGCCCCACAGCATAGGTGCCACCATCTGCAATCCCCAGAGGGTTGTAGTAACCACCAACAGTGTCAGAAGCTGCAGTTCCCGCATCAACTTCCAGAAGACGGTTAATATAGACCCGATCCTGCCATTTTCTGTAGTCCCGAACCAGAGTGAGAGAACCGATACTCTGGTGGAATGCTGCTGCATTACCCAAGTCGAATAATAACCGCTGGGCAGTTAGCAAGGTATAGATGGGAATCCGTAAGTTACCAGGCTCTGTGAAATCAGCTGAGTTGCCAGATGCAGGACCCGTGAACTCATCGAGAGTAACAATAACCTTGGTCTTGTTAATCTCACGAGATCCTTGAGTACCGATGGTCTGGGTTGGAGTTCTGCGTCGTGCAGTTTCGGAGAAAGAGGAAGTAGAAGAAGTCGTATCTTCCCAATATCCGTACCTGTCAAGCTGAACACTTGCACCAGGGAACGCATTAAAGTCATGCACAACCAATGGCTGTACGACAAACTTTGCAATGTAACTCCCGTCAGGTCGGAGCAATTCCGCACCTAATAGAGTTGGAAAATCGAGATCGTTGAACATTTAAGAATGCTCCATAACTTGAGAGTAGTCAAACTTTCGACCCGTTTGTTGCAATCCTCACCCGGTCCCAAGCCGAGCGCTTTTAGAATTGTACCCTTATGCTCCTTTCTATCGGTTACATTGCAGGGTTTACCATTCGCTTATAGCTAAAATAGCCGCATTCCACGAAATCCGCCGCTACCGGAGAGCATGTCAATGTATTTGTAGCGCTCGGAGGCTGGAATTTGTTGCAGGCTCATTTGTTGTTGACCTTGGCCCGCCATTACCTGAGGAAATTCAGGACGCATAGGACCTTGAACCCCGGTATTCTGCGCGTACTGATTTGCAGCAGTTGCAGCTTGAGCCAGTTGATTAGGAGGAGCCATCATATTGCTCATTCCTGGAACTCCAGGAACCGGAGCCATATTAGGAACTCCGCCACCAGGTAGGTAGGCTGGCAATTGGCCAAAGTCTTGAGGACCATAGTTGATCTCTTGAGGAGTAGGAACAGGATTTCCATACTCAGCTTCGATCTGTTCACGGTTCAAGTAGTAATTAGCCAACCCTTCAATGGGGCCAGTCAACAATCCTTCTAACTGACCAGCATATTGAGATACTTGCTGGTAGGCCGGAATCAATTCTTGCAACTGATCTTCATAGCGACATGCCAAAGCATTCATGTAGACAGATGCAATGTCAGGAGATCCGAAGTGATTAGAAAGTTCATCACTTGTTGCCAGATTCTTTTGAAGGGCTTCTACGTTTACTGCGTACTCCAGTTGATTCAACTGGGCCGACTGGAGGTCCGTAGAGCTGTATTCCTGCTGCGGTGCCCCATAAGTCTGAGGGTATGCCGGAGGTTGGTATGCTTGCGGGATAGGGGCTGGCTGAACCTGTGCGGGATAAGTTGGAGCCACCATTGGTTGGCTGTAAGTTGGCCCCGCTAGAGCCTGTGATAGAAGCCCCTGGGCTTGGGAGTAAGGAACCCCAGTCTGGTAAGGCGATGCCTGAGTTAGAGCCCGAATTGCTTCCTGGGCTACCTGGAGTGCCTGACCAGTTGTATTGGCCGGAGCCACCGGAGCCTGGGCCTGGGTATAGCCCTGCGGCATAACCGGAGCCTGTGGTTGCATTGGGACTTGGTATTGCATTCCCTGCATAGGGACTTGCGCCATTGGTTGAGGAATTCCAACCTGAGCCTGCACTTGCGGGATCGAGTAACCCGGAACTGCCTGGGGTGCTGGCGCTGACTGCATTGAAATTTGATCCATAGGAAGTTTCCCTGATTAAGCTAAGAATTTGCTGATTGATAATGGGACCCAAGTTAATCGAAGCCGCAAGTGGTATAGCCGGATTCATCGGATCCGGGATAGAAGAAAGCTGCTGCTGTAATTGTAGTAAAGAACCAATCCAATTCGTTACTTCTCTTCCAAATCTAAATGGAACTCCTGATAGCGAATTTTCAATTTCGTCTGGGTCTTTATCCGGGAAGAGGAACTCCATTGCCTGAAGTGAGCCAACTCCAAGCTCCTGCATGTTCCTGACAACAATAGAAAGGTCGAGAACATCGCGAGTTGCACTCTCAAAGACTGGTCCCTTCCATTTCCATTTAACCTCACGATCACCGTATGGAGGCAATCCTACCACACCTGGAGGGAACATTCCCTGGTTCTGTGTGAAATCACTCATCACAAAATCGTCTGGAATATATCCGGTCTTTTCCAGAGATGCTAAATTTTTCTTCGCGTTAGGAGATCCAGTTACAAGCCAGTTTTTGTAACTTAAAAGAAATGCTTTTTCCTCTATTTCAATCACTGTCTCAAGTAACTTGCATAACCCGTAAGTCCAGAGTGCAGTACACTTCTGACCGGCAGTAGCAGCCACTTTTCCATACAGTGACTTCACTTCACCAAAGGTCATTCCAGACTTCATGCCTAGTGGATCAATACCACCAAGAGCCTCATGAATACCTTCACGATATTCCTGAGCGAACCTCCACTGATCTCCGTTGATTGGGTCTGGAAAGACATAGCCAAATCTTTCACCCTCTTGCACATTCCCAATAATTTTTGCAACGTGGCGATCACCCCAGCCACCATCCATAGAACCGCGAGTGAAGGGATTATCTCTACGAGTGGAAGGGGAGTAGGAAGAGTGGAATCCATTCTGAGAAGACCAGGACGGACGAATGGCATCTGTACCATACTCCATCTGTTCTAGAACCTGTTGTGCTGGTCTAGTTGTAACTAGAGTTCCATTGCCAAACATGATCACATTCTTGAGCATGGCTCGTCTCATGCCATCCTCCGCCTCAATCTGATTATCGATTAAGGTAAATTCACCTTCCCCCGGATCACCCGGTTCAAGTGGGTCATTGCTGGAGACAACACAAGGGATTGAACCTAAGGTGTTAACTTGCTCCACCCGAGAGAATGCTCCAGTGTGAAAAGCATTCACAGACATCACTCCATCAGGATAGAGGGAGGGCATCATGTGAAAGTGCTCTTCAATAATAGTTTCTGCTGTAATCTTTAGACGAACCCATTTCTTTGCAGACATTCCACTCATTGGATCTGCATAAGCACTTTGATTCTTGTTAGTGTAATCATCGTAAGAATAACGGATGATTACTTCTTGAAGTTCTCTACCACCAGGCTTATAATATGCCTTGAATTTTGTTGCGGAATCATCTGGTGATCCACCTGCAAACCAGTGGATTTCATAATCTTCTTTTCCACTAGGACGTAAATACCAGAGTAGAGAACCTGTAGCCAAGAACAATTTGACAATGCCATACCAATAAAGATCAAGCTTGTTATCTCTAATAACTTTCTCAATCTTTTGTCTTCTCATCTTCTCCAAAGTATCTTGTTTTGGAAAGAATCTTAACCCTTGCCGAACCATCCACAACTGCATTTGTCGTAGATGGTTGGCAATGATTAGTGTTTCTCCAGAAACCGATGAAGAAGATTTCTGAACATATTTTTTGATGATGTCTTTAGCTCTGGCCATTATTCTAAATTAAGAATTGTATCTGCTTAGAAATTGGGCTTGCCGTTGATCTAAAGGGTTTGGCCCAGTCATTCGAGTTCCCTGTCCTTGAGATCTTCCGGGACCGCCACTACCATCGCCAGTCTTAGGTGGTTGATAAGCCGTTAAGTCTGGTTTTTGCTCCATTCGAGTTCCCTGACCTTGGGATCTTCCGGGGCCACCATTATCAGGTGGTCGATAGCTAACCGATCCATAACCACCTAGCAAGCTGTCATCTGCATACCCTCTCGGAAAAGCTTGGCCTGCAATTCTTCCCATAATTACCTCTCAATCCAGTTTAGTTCAAACTCGTACTGACCAGCGGTTACAGCATTTCCAGGGACCCACATGTGAACAGCCATTGTATGGTTGGCGTTAGGCCCGAGACAGACAGGAGGAGCAGATACCGTTACCCTTCTTGCTGTTGTGCCTCCTAATGTTCCTGCATCTCCACCTAAACATCCAAATAAAATATAGAACTCTTCAAATAGGATCGGTATTACTGATGATAACTGAAAACGGGAGATGTAGCGAACATTCGCACTGGCTGCAGCTAATGTTAACGCTCCAAAATGTAGAACCGCAGAAGAAGTTCGAGCACTATCCATATTCACATTGGGTAGTGCTGTAATCTGAGTTCCTCCTGAGGAATATCGAACAATATTGTCGATTGCAATTGCACATTCTACCCGAGTTGTCGCGGCAGGTAAGATAGTGGGAATTATTCTTAGTGAAATAGGCTGAATCCTAACTCCATTAGCTCCTGCATTATTTCGGAGTGTGAGGAGTCCATTCGTTGCAGAAAAGGTTGTTTGAATTGAGGCAGCAATACCTGTACTGATAGTTGGGTTGATAGCAGAAAAGATAGAGCCTTCTTCTACCAATCCATAATAGGAATTGCCAATGGGAATTTGATATTGCTCTCCATATCTCCCTACCCTCAAAGTTTGCTCAACCGTGTCTGCAGTAGCAGATGGTAAAGCCCGGTTAGTAACACCAAACATCTGTGGCATGGTTATTGCTCCATATATGCGAATTCGTAAACAAATTGAGGGGCTACAGTAGATGCTGGATACCAAATATGAAGGTTCATACAGTGGCCAGGTCCTAACGAGATGGAAGGAGCTGATGCACTTTTAATAAATCCAGCCGATCCACCCATTAAACCAATACCAGAATGATGAGATTCTCTGCTAAATACAATATCAAAGACATCATTCGCAACTGGAATAGCAGAAGATATGACCATTCTACCAACAGCACGAACATTCTGACTGGCTGCTGCTAAGACTACCGCACCTGAATGAGCAACTGCCTGACTTATAACTCCACTCTCTCGATTGCAGTTGAAAGCAGGTGTATCTAAAACCCCACCACTGGCATAACGAACAATGTTGTCTAGGGTTATTGCTGCATCAATTCTTGTGGCTGTAGTAGGAACTACAGTACAAATCATCCTAAACCATAAGGGATAAATCTTAGGAGTTAAAGGATTTATAATTGCCGCTGTATTCCTTACTGTAAAGAAACAATTAGTTGCACTAAATGTTGTTTGATTAGTTGCAGTAGAAGCACCTAAACTTTGCTTTCTAATAATGAAAAAGTTAGCTCTATCAAGTTCTCCTAATTGAGCTTTTACACTATCTATGGGTACGTTAAAAACATCTCCGTATTTTGCAAGACGGGTAACTGCATTCGTTCCATCACTTGTGGCTAATGGAAGAACTGAGTTGTTAGTTACACCTATAATCTCGCTCATAAGATAATGTATGCGTAGGTTAGTGTCTCATTTGGAAGGAAGGGGGGAATGATTGATTGCCCCTCTTCTGTTACACTGAAAGCCACATCAAAGGTTCCAGTTCCTTGACTGACAACATTTGCAGAATAGATGTAGCCTCTATCAGTAGCATTCGTATTATCAGGTCTACGGATGTTGCCAATAATCTTTGAGGTTGAGGTAACTAATCCATTAGAAATAGTTTGTCTGCGATAAGTATCTCTACTAGTGAAGGCTATTGATTCTGTGTAGACTGTGACTCCGCCTGGAGCTGCAGTGGAGGGAGGAGCAAAAGAACCGCTCATTATGTGTACCTCGCAATTAAGATGCAATCTGTTCCCACTCCTGCAGTGTAAGTTAATGGAGTGGTAGAAAAACCGAAGGTAATTCCAGTACTGAATGCTAGACCTTCAGGACCGAAGAATGCGTCATCAAGAAATAAAACTCCAGCATTCGCATAAACTGGATAAGATTCAAGTGGAGTTCCGCTAGGTGCTCCGGCTGAATTGAAGATCTGAAGATAGCGAGTTGCTGCATTTAGATTTGTACAACTTAGAGAGAAGAGAACCCCTGCTGAAGCTTTAGCATTTCCTGGTAAGGTTCCAATCTGTCGGTAATTAGTTGTGGCATTGGTTTGGGTGACGGCACCTGCTATAGCTTGAGTACCTGAAGGGATATTTCTTACGATTAATCCTCTTTCAGTCCCTACAGGTGAAGTTGTTAGAGATTCAAGACCATTACCAGCATTATCCTGGTTTCTTACAGACCAGGTTCCAGTCTGCCCTACAGACCAACCACCAGATTGAGTAGCGGCTGTAGTCCAACCACCACTCTGGGTGGCTGCTACAGTCCAACCACCAGACTGACTTGCGTTAACACTTCCCGATACAGTTTGAACACCAGAGGGGATATTTCTAACTATTAATCCTCTTTCAGTTCCTGCAGGTGAACCTGTTAAAGATTCAAGACCATTACCAGCATTATCCTGGGTTCTAACAGACCAGGTTCCAGTTTGGCCGACTGACCAAGCACCGGACTGAGTAGCGGCAACAGTCCAAGCACCACTTTGAACAGCATCAACTATTCCACTAATAGTTTGAGTACCAGATGGAATATTCCTAACAACTAATCCTCTTTCAGTACCAGTAGGAGCAGAAGTCAGAGCTAGGAGATTATTTCCTAACGCATCCTGATTTCTTACAGTCCAAGTACCGGATTGAGTTGCTGCTGCAGTCCAACTACCACTTTGAGTGGCTGCTACAGTCCAAGATCCACCTTGGTTAGCTGTTATTGTACTTCCAGTGGTGTTTACATAAAGGCTTCCTGATGCATCTGACTTTAGATAACCATAATCACCATCATTTGAAGTGCTGGGTGATATGGTATCTTGTCGGACTATACCAGCTAATGTTAATTTCTCACCCCCGGTAGAAGGTGAGTCTTCATCATATTGTGTTGCACCGGGTCCACCAGGTCCACCACCTGATGCAGCAATTAAATCAACAAGGGCCTGAACAATTCCTTTTATGCTGTATTCATAGACAGTAGCCACAGCATGTTACCTTGCGTACTTTGCTTAATGTTCCGAAGTTCTCAGCCATTGCCTCTTGCCCTTTCTACAGCAGCTTTTACAGTGGCATTATCATTGGCATTAGCCCAACGAGAGACTTTGTTGATTACAG